GGTAGATCACCAGCGCGGCGCGGTTCAGCGTCACAAGATTATTCGCAAGTTCAAGGATATGATTTGTTGTTGTCATCTCACTTCCCGTTGTTGCGGCCAGGATAAAGAACCTCATTCCGCCGGTTGTGGATGTCGATCATCAATGCCTGGAACGGGTCAAGCTGGTTCCTGTAGTGCCCGAGTTTCGTGCTCAACTCACGCGCAGATGCCGTGGCCTCCTCTGTCTTTTTTTCGGCCTCCTCATAGCGCTCGTGGCCTCGGCGCCGAAAAATCCAGTCGATAAATTTCATGGCTTTCTCCGCGGCGAAAGCAACAAATCGGAGAACGCTTGCAGAGACGTCTTTGTCTCTGTCATGGCCACGATGACCCTCTCGGTCATATGGTCTAATTTGTCTTGGAGGGATTGCGCTCGCTGCCGCTCCATCCACCACAGTATACCGAAGATCGGCGCGAGCGCGGCGCCTCCCGCCTTGATCATCTCTAAGAGCTCGGGAGGCATCCATTCCTCTTTCCCTACGGTTTAGGAAGCGCCAGGAGCATCCGGGTCGACGTCGGCAGCTGCCGCGTCGAACGCCGCGTCCATGCGCACCTCCAAAGCCCGGAGCTCTTTGAGTTGCGCCGGGATCGTGCTCGGGTCCGATTTCAGAGCGATGATGATGTTCTTCACGTTGGCATAGACCGACGGCGCCGAACTGATCGCCTGCACGATCAGCGGCTCAAACTTGATCAGCGTGGCGATGACAGCCCCGACCGGTCCGCTCGATCCCGCAATGCCGCCGACGATTGGCAAAACCTGCTCGATCAGGCCGAGCACCGTTGTGATGATGGCAAGTGCGTCCATGGCTATTTCGCTCCTACGAACTGTTGCGCCGGTGATGATTTGAGGGAAGACGTCGCCGAGATCAAGGCGTCATACAAATCCCTTGGCCCCGCCGGCTGGCCCTCGGAGATCGCGTCCTCCAGCCTATTGCGTGCCACCGTGCCCTGCCTTCCATACCGGATCACGAGGCGCCGATTGCCGCGGCTGCACACCGGCTGGGAAAGGTGGGTCTTGCAATAGACCAGATATCCGGTCGCACCCTCGCGGATGATATCGAAGGAGTTCACGGCGACCAGAACTGCCTCCGCCGGAACCTTGGCAGAGATCACGGCGACCGCTACTTTCTCAACCGTCTGGAATCTCTCCATCTCGGCCGGGGTGCAGGATACGCTCGAAAGCGAGAGCAATGCTGCAACGATGACAAGTGCCTTCCTCATTTCCCTTTTCCTATTTTGCTTGGGCTGGCAAGTCTGACGCGCTCGCGACGACGTTTGACGGTGTTGATGGGTCCGGCGCCAAAACCGGGTTGATCACGCCCTTTGTCCCGATCTCGGGAGAGGCCGCGGCCGTCACGATCGACTTGGCCGCATCGATGTTGCCAGCCTTCGCCGCGGTCAAAATCTTGTCCATCATGACGCCAAACCCGGATGAGTTGACGCCGACCTTCAGCAGATATGCCGAGATCACCGGAAAGACGATGTACCAGATATTGGAGAACGCCCCGATCATGTCCTGGAGCGCCGCGTAAATCGCATGCAGGCTGGTCAGAACCGATTGCGCCTTGTCAGGCGGCAGACCGGCCAGCACCGCCATCAACATCAATGCGCCGGAGAAATTAGAACCGACGTATCGTGCTGCGGCGTTTGCCTTGTTCGTCGTGTCGGTTGCGAGATCGGCCATATGCATCTCCTGTAGCGAATCGGAATACAGCATTAGGCCCATCCCGTCGACATCATTTCGTCAATTTTCCGTCCACCCGACCGGGATCGTCGCGGCATCCGGCATCGCTGTCAGCGTGACTGAGCTTCCGGAAAGATCGCCAGCTGCCTGGGAGCGCGCGGCGCTTCCGCCGAACGAGAAAGCATCAGGGACACCCGGCGTGAATGACATCGCGAAGCACACCCGGTAATTGAATCCATCGCTAGGAACAACGTAGTTGCCGCCGGAAAAATCCGCATATCCTCCTCCAGGGTGCTGTGCCGACGTCCCGTTGAAGACGAAATCGTAATTCGTCGGGTTCTCGCGGGCGATCTTTGGCCGCACCGCATGCGATCCATTCATATAGAGGCGGAGCCACTTCACGGCCTTGCCCGGCGTCAAGGCGTTCGTGCGGTCGCAGATGGTGTAGACGCTTCCGAGGTTCGTTGTTCCGTTTGCCGGGGCACCAAGGTGGATACTGGCACTGTCGTTCAGATGCCACGTCTTGGAGTTCGGCGTAACCTTGGTCCCACCCCACGTGACCATCTCATTTCCGACGACAGCTACCGACGCCGCATGCATAGGGGTTCCGGGGAAGTTGGTAAGCTGCGAGACCGTTCTGCCACCGTCGAAGGATGCCCACACGGATTGCAGATTGTTGCCGTTGTGCCCGGCAAGAGTCAGCAGGATTTGCCCGCTTGGCGAGCTCGCCAGAGGCATGACCGCAGTCGAATTGTAGAACAGCGGAGGCATCGCGTTGTAGCCGCTAAGCAGCCGAACCGTGAAGGTCGGAGGCCCTCCAATAGCAACGATGCTCTGCATCCCGTTGTAAAGGCGATTTGGGATATCAGCGGTCGCATAGATACCGCCGCTCCATGCGATGGCTTCGCTTCCGATGATCGGGAGAGAAGCGGAGGAGATGAACCCGTGTATGCCTGCCGGAAGCGTGTCGGTAACCTGGGTCCACGTTGTCCCGTCGGGGGAGCAGATCAGGTCAGTTAACACCTTGGTCGGGGCCGGAGTGCTCGAAATCCAGGTAAAAGTCTGGCCACCGCCAAAACAGAGTTGACCGCCAAGCGCAAACCCGAAGTGCCCTACCCGGTTGAGGGAAGCCAAGGTGGCATCGACGCGCCAGCCCGTGGATGTCGGGTATTCGGCACCATCCCATGATTTGACCCGGTTGTCATAGCCAGGGGTGCCGGAAGTCCCTCCAACGCCATCGCAGCCGATCTGATAAAGCCGCCCGTTGAACGGCACGACCGGAGTGGAGTGGCAACCCTGGTAAGACTTCGTGACGTTGCTCAACGTCCAGGTCTGCCCCCGGTCCGATGATCGCCACGTCTCGCTATGGGTAGAGCTCCCGGCTGGTCCTGTGGCGTCCCATCGGTCAATCGACAGAATGTCGCCGTTCGCTGGCGAGATCACTCCGGCCATGCCGTCGCAGCACGGGATCGGATTGTCCGGCATCTGAGTCCACGTAACGGACTGCGCGCAGAGTGGCGAGGAAAGTAAAGCGATTGCTGCGAATAGAAAATGCCCCAAAAATCTCACGGTTTAGTCCTTCCTTTTTTAGTTGATACTGAGGATGAAAATCCCAGAGCCTCCGGCCCCGCCGGTTCCAGCAAACCCGCCGCCGCCGCCAGAGCCGCTATTCGCCGCTGCCGCAGTAGGACCGGCACCGCCCTGAATACCGCCAGAGCCGGCCGATGCGCAGCCTCCAGCTTTGACCGATCCCGCTGATGCGCTCGATCCGCCGCCGCCGCACGCATACGTGACAGCAGACCCCGATGCAGAGCTCGACGTACCAATGCCGCCGGTGCCGCCATTGTTGGCATCCGGGCTGTTGACGCCAGCCCCGCCGCTACCGCCGCCTCCGGCGCCGCGATTCGCTGCCGTGCTGCTGCCGCCCGCATTGGCAAGGCCGGCACACGTCGCCCCCGCGGCTCCTCCCGCTTGCGTCGTGATGCCGTTTCCAGCGCCACCACCAGAGCCGCCGGCCGTACCCGTGCCGTTATTTGCTCCATTGCCAGCAAGCGCACCCGCGCCCACTCCTCCGCCCGTGCAATTGAACCCGAAAGCGGAAGAAGTTCCGCCATTGGCCGCGGCATTATTCGGAATGCCTCCGGCGCCAATCACGATTGGATATGAACCGGCGCTAAGCGGGAAAGTTGTGTGCTCTCGGTATTCTCCGGCCCCTCCGCCGCCATTTGCCAGGGCCGTTGCCGACCCTCCAGCCCCACCGCCGGCAACCAGAAGATAGGTTACAATTCCAGAGCCAGAGCAATTCAACGTGGCGGAGGATGTGAACGTGTAAATCTCATGGCCGCCGACCGTAGTGTGCGTGCCACCGGTGCATGCCAGAGGCGTCGAGCCTCCGACCATCATCGGCTGCTGGGTTGCTCCAGGATTGGCCGATACGTTGATCGCTTGGCCGATGATGCCGAGGAGCGAAAGGCAGAGCGCCGAGATCAGCAATAATTTGCGTCGGGACATCAGTTTGCCTGCGCCTTACTGAGGGACACATAACAGATCGACGTCGATACGCACTGATAGAACAGGGCATCGACGGAGGATGCCGCGGTCGAAAGAACGCCTCTCACACCAGTGGCCCATCTGAATTGCGTGCACCATCCAGCCACCATCGTCCGGCTTCCGGTGCCGTCTTGCACCAGCGTGATCACGCCGCTCTGGCTGGCCTTCATATTCGAGCACGTCAACGACGTGATGTTCGCGGTGAGCGTGATGCGGCCATTAAGGAACGTGTTGAAATCGAACGTCTGGGTGGCGTTGAACGTGATCGTCTGCTCGGCATCATAGATGATTGCTGCGCTCAAGAGCACATTGGCCGCGCCAGCTTCCAGGTTGGCCGCAGTCGCAAGAGAACTCGCGGCAATCATGGCATAGGCGATCGAGGTGCATGTCCCAGATGCAGTCGCGGAAATCGCCGTTATGACCTGATTCGTGCAACTCGTCGTCGTGATGTTAAGATCGGCCGACACCACCGAACCGAACGCTCCGGCCCCGCCCGCATTGCCGTGGTAGACAGTTGTCGTTGTGCCGAGACCTGCAGAGCCTGGGCATATTCCGGAGCCCCCACCAAGCATAATCGCGCCGGCCGTAAGTCCACCACTGGAACTCATGGCGGTGGCTGACGTAAAGCACGCTACGCCGCCACTCGTGACGCTGGCCGGAAGCGTGAACGCTCCCCACACGCCAACGACATTGGCCCCGGACAAGAGCGGGAGCCGAGCCGTTGCCGTTCCAGCGAGGAGCGAACATGCCGAGGCGCCAGAAAAGAATACCCCGCCATTGGATGCCGAGATCGCAGCACCGCAGCCGCCACCGGGGTAACCGAGAATGCCATAAGCTGGATCGGCACCGGCGCCACCGCTGATAAAGGCAAGCCCTGACGTGCCCGGCCCTATAACGCCCCACCCCGAGGCGCCGCGCTCGATGATCGAACCACGCACACTGGAAAGAGCGCGATCCAGGATCGCAGTCACGTTCTCGGCGCGGCCGTTGCGCTGTGCAGCCGTCGAGTTTCCGTAAATCTGGCCAGGGCCGAATTGTGCAGCCTGACCGAATGCGGCGGCAGGCGCCAGAAACAAACTCAGTGCTGCAGCGAGAGCCCTAATTCTTGACATAATACCCACCAGCTTGCAGACCAAAGACTACGTTGCTGTAGTTGCTGTCCATGGTGTAGGGCGCAAGACCATCGATCGTTTCTGCGCCACTCGGCACGACGGATATATTGTTGGTCGCAGCGGTCCCCTTGTCGTCCTTGATCTCCAGATCATATTGGCGCGCGGCCGAGGGTTGCATGTTGATCGTGACGGGACCGCCCGTCGTGTCAACCAGCAGAATGCGATCGGACGAAAGAACCGTATACGGCGAGGCTGCGCTGGTTATTGCCTTGGCACCGGGTTGCGCGATACCGACTACTTGTTCAATAGCGGTCTGCACGTCTGTCGCTGGAATTATCGCGCTCGGCTCAAAGCGAAGCCGTCGAGCCGATTCACGCTGACGCCGCAACGTCATTTCTGTATCGACAACAGCCATCAGATCACCCTCAGAAACCGATAGACTCCTACGGTAGGCTGCACGCGCGCGAAAGGTGCGCTAGTTCCAGGTCCAGCGGTGCCGGTAAATGTCAGAGATGAAGTTGGCGCATTGAGCACAAGCGGCCCCGTTGTGGAGAATCCACCAACGGTGACGTTGCCAGGACCGCCACCGCCTGTTGAACTGATATTCGCCGAGTTGAACGCCAGCGAGTTGAGAACAACCGATCCTGAAGGGGTATACGGAGCCATATTGGTTGGCCCAAGCGCCACCGTTTCAGTGCTCGTGCAGGCGAGCCCCATCGTCTGAAACGTGACGCCACAACCAGCCGTGGTTAACCTACTTGCTGGTGACCCATTCAGATTATCTAGCGCTGCCGACACCCGGCCACGCATGTCGATGACCGCAAATTGACCGCCCGCACATCCGCCGCTCGCCGGTGATCCGAGGGCTACGAAATAGGCGTTATAGGTGGTCGATGAAATGCACTGGCCAGCCGGCAGGATGAAATTGCTATTCGGCGGAGTTGCGATTGTCGAATCCAGCAATCCACCGAGCGGAACCGCATAGGGATTTCCGTAGCCAGCTTCCAGCACCCATGCGGTGCCGCTGAATGATGCACGATATGGTGTCCCACCTACGATCGTCCCAGCCGGCAGCGCCGTTCCAGCTGTGACCTGGAATGGAAAAGCATTGCAGCCATCGGCCTTCAGCGTCGGCGCAATCCCATTCGTGACGTTCGGAACAAACGCGAGCATTTGCCCGGTGGTCGGCGTGGTAGTAGAGGCCGGCGCCACACATAGCGTCTGGTTCGTCGTAACCGTATAAACCGTCGACGAGCCGGCTAGAGCCAAAGCCCCGGAAATATCGTCGCGATACTCGGCAGCGCGCGCCATCATGGCCCGGCCGGAATCGTTGATCGAGGACGGCGACATGCCTTCCGCCCAATTTATCGACGGATCAGCTGTGGCATTCGTTGCTGTCGTTTTCGACCATTGCCAAAACGCGCCGATCGCCGGCTGCGATCCAGCCGCGATCAGCACCAGCAACACCATCCCGAAAAAGTTCTTGAGTTTCATGACTGGCTTCCAGGGTTGAGCGATCGAGATAGCATGGCCTGTGCGAGTTGTCGCGCCCGGATCATTTGCGGGGTGATCATCGGCTGCACGGGCTGCAGATCGAGCGGCGGCGGAGCCGCTACTTGCTGCTGCTCGGCGATGCGCTTGGGGATGGCTGCAATGGCTTCGGCAAGTCCGCTGTCGGGCTGCTCTGGGGCCGGGGAGGTCCCTGGAACTCCTGGAGCAACTTGAGGTGAAGGCGATGCGGCCGATGCCGGCGCTGGAGCAGACTGCGGCGCTTGGCCAAAGAGCCCACGAGCATTGTTCAACCTCGCTTGATCGGAATTGTCGCCAAATCGGATATACGGCTTGAGAGCGGCGCTGGCTGAAGGAAGATCGGTGGCAGCCCGGAAACCTGCTCCAGCTTTCGCTTCGCTTCCCCCAAGCTCGCGGCCAATGAAATCAAGCTGGAGTTGCGGATCGGTCGGGGCTGTACCTCGTTCCTTGGCGAAATCCTGGAGGGATTTCCAGCGGTCTAGGCGCCACTGCAGCAGGCCATGCGCGTCCTCTTTCGGGTTGACGTTTGTGGGGTCGCCCCCACTTTCCTGTAGGACATGACCCGCGAGCGCGGCTGCCTGGACAGGGGAGTACCCCCGCTCGATCAGCCCCCTCATGATAGTTGGACCGTCCATGAATTATGCCCTGCTCGCGGCGTGCGTCCTCATCATCATAGCAGGATGTATCGGCGTGCGCATCGCCTCTGTTGCGATCGTCAATGCGGGCGGGATCGCCGGTGGCCTCATCGCAATCGCCACGGTTTTTGCCGTCGGATATGGCGTGCGCAATTACCTCGACTGACGCAGAGCCGGTGTTTGCGCGGCCGTAACAAGCGCGCGCTGTGCTGCCGTCGAGGCCGGGCCCTTCGGCTGCGGGCCGAGAAACAGTTTCGTTGCCTGATTCGCTGCGCGCCGGTTTACCGACCAATCGAGCGCCTTGCCCAGCGCCAGCGCGACGCCGGCGCCCGGCAGCCCGCCATGCGCAAAACCGAATAGTGCCAGGAGTTGATGCCGTGCACCCTGGACCAGCTTTGCGGCGGTGTGCGCGGTGCCGCTCGGATTTGTCGTCCCAGGGATCGGGATCAGCTTGTGGTGAGCATCGGCGATCGTCTTCATCAGCATGCGCTCATTCGGCGTGAACACCTCACGGGCGAGCTCGGTGTTGAGGAACTTCGCGATCGATTGCCCGATCTTCTGATCACCCCATGCCGTCATGCCCTCCGGGGCCTCGCTGATCATCTTCCAGAGGCCTTGCTTCACCAGCGCCCAGCTTTGCGGGCTGACGCGCTCACGGATCGCCGCGGCGAGCTTCGGCGCATTGTCCGCGGCCGGGTTGAGCAGCGCGTGCACCACCTGGGTGCCGGTGGCAGGCTCGCCCGTGATGCGTCCGGAAAGGATCGCGATCTTCTGTTCGACCGTGCCCTTGGCCGGCAGCACATCCTCGGCGCTGGCGAGGCGCTGGGCATGCAACGACAGCCGCGCGCGCTCCTCCGGCGTGAACATCGCCGACGAATGGCGCTCATTGCCCAGAAAGCGCAGCATGCGCGCCGCCTGCTTGGTCATCGGCACCGCCTCGCCGCCGGGCGCAGGCTCCGTAAAATGCGAGATCGCCGCTTTCTTCAGCGCCGCCCATTCCGGCGAATCCGCTCCGAGCCCTTCGCGCAAGTGGTTCAAGACCGCAACGGCGTGCTCCGATCCGCCCGGGTTGTCCGGCGATCCGAGCAGCGTCCGGATGATCTTGTCCGGCGACATCTCTTGTCCAGGGTATTTCCCGATGACGCCTTCCATCATCGCGCCGACCTGATCGCCTGGGCCGCGGCGTGAGAATGCCGCGCGCTCGGTGGCGTGCGCGGTACGCGCAGCCTGCTGCGCTCGCAGATAGGCCTCGGCATCGCCAGAGAATCCGCCAGGACGGCGCACCGTCCGCTCCAGCCAGCCGCCGAACTCATCCATCACGCGGCCGACGGCGCGCGCATCCTCCCAATTGCCGGTAGTGCGCGCGGCATTGTTGGCCTGCCGGCGCAAGATCACCAGTTGCTTTCGTACCTGCTCCATGTCGGCAGGCGTGATCGGGCGCTGGCCGCGCGCCGCATCGTTGGTGAAACGCAGCTGCGCGATCTCGCTATCGATCGTCTGAAGCGCAGCTTGGGCGGTGGGGGTCACCTCGGGACTGATTCGCACCCGCTCGTTGCCGGGCGCGCTGTTGAGGCGGAGCCGGATATCTTCGCCAGCACCGAGCAGACGTGCCGGGTTGAACTCGCCCGCAATCTGTCCAGCCCTGTCATAAGCCGCGCGCGTGGCTCCGCGCGCTGTCTGGAACATCCCCCGGATACGATCGGAGAGGGACTGTCCTGCCTCCTGCGGCGCCTGCGGTGCCGGCGCGAACGGCGGCTTGTCCATCTCGCTGTGGATGCCGGCTGTCTGTTCGATCGCCGCGCGGGTCCGCGCAACTTCGGCCGCGGCGCGCTGCTGCTCCTGCGCGGCAAGATCGCGCGCCACCGCGTCCCCAGCCTCCAGGGGCGCCGCTCCTGGGCTGGTGCCTGTCGGGTCGAGGCCGGCCGAAAGATCGCTGTGGGCCTTCGCCATAGCCGCCTGGGTGGCTTCCTCGCCCTGAAGCGCGGCAGGCTGCCCCGACTTCAAGAGCGTCTGCTCGGTGCGGCTGGTATCCGGGCTACCGGTCTCCACCGATTCGCGGATCGGGACCGGTGTGCCATTGACGTCCATCGTTCGCGTCGGGACCGGCGGAGCCCCGCGCAGATTGCGCGCTACCGCGTCATAGGCCTTGCCCACCCCTTTGCCGAGCAGCACACCAGCCGGGCCCGTGAGGCCGCCTGCGACCGCCCCGCTGCCGATGTCATTGCCGCGCGCCGCCGCATCTGCGCCGCCGATCGCCGCACCAGAGAGCGCGGCGTTCTTCATCGCCGGCAGCAGCTTTCCGGTCATTCCCAGCGCCCGCGCCGCTTGCGGGACAAGACCGCCGAAACCACCCAGCGCCAATGTGCCGCCGATACCCTCGGACACAGTGTCAAGAACCGGATGCTCCGCCTCGAAAGCCTTTTGCGCCGCATCCTCTTGCTGCAGGTTTTCCGCATACTTGCCCCCGTTGAAGGCGGTGCGCAGCCCCGCGGCGAGCTTGTTGGTGACCAGCGGTCCGACGACGGGGACGCCGCGCAGCAAAGCGCGCGTATCCTGATTCTTCAAGGCTGGATCGTTGCGGTCGAACCCTTCATCTGCTGGCTTGCCGCCATAGTGCTGATCGAGCGCGGCCGTAATCGCAGCCTCGGGCGTACCGTCCGGAAACTGGAACGATGACTTGTCGGGCCCGATGACTTCGATGGTCATTGCAGCGGCTTCATCATCTTGGTGGCGGGATCATAGACATACCGGCCTGGAGGCGGAGCCACAACACCAGTTTTTGCCGGAGCCTCCGGCGGTGCCTCGCCGCGCAGCACCTTGATCGCCTTTTCGATCTTGTCGATATTGGCCTGCTCCTCCGGGCCGACGAAGTTCAGCCCCGGCATTTCACCGGCGCCAGGACCGAACACGCGATCCCGGGTCTGGTTGATCGAGTTGAGGCCGCCGTGCATCAACTCCAAGGTCGATTCGAGCGCGCCGGCTGCCTCCGGTCCAGACAGGTTGCCGGCAAATCGCTTGGCTGTCGCCTGCCGTTCATGCACGCCGCCGCCGCTCGCGCCCGAGAACAGTTTGCCGATTTCACCGGACAACGCCTGCGCGCTGTTCTCCGCAGCGATGACCTTGCCTTTTTGCGTCGTGCTCTGGTTTCGGACGTCGTTGACGACATGGGCCACCGGCGCGATCCCGAGGCCGTTCCAGTTGCCCATCTTCACGATCTGATCGGCCAGCGCCGCAGCATGCGAAAGGCCCTGCTGGAAGCCCTTCACCTGGAGGCCCACGCCGCTCTTGGTGTCGGCCAGTGCGTTCTTGAAGACCTTTTTTTGGTTGTAGGCCTGCTCACCCGCCGGCAACCCGACGTCATCGGCATATTTCTGAGCCGCATACTTGATCGCTTGCGCCTGCGATTGCCTGCCCGTCGGGAGAGATTCCCCCGCGAGATACTTTTTGACACCAGCCTGCACCTCCGGCGAGAACTGTGCCAGATAATCGGCGCCGCTCTTACTGTGGTCGAACGTGTCCATCGAAACGCCAGACGCAAATACGCCGCTTGTCCCGCCCGGTGCTGGCGCGGCAGCGCCCGGCGTTGCAGCGGCTGCTCCAGGTTTGCCGGTGATCTCTTTCGAGGTGCCGTCATAGGGGTTGACCGCCACAAGGCGCTCGGTCTCATTGCCGAACATATCCTTGCTCTTGATCGTCTTGATCTCGGATTTGCGGTCGACGATATAGGCATCCATCAGCCGCTTGGCGAGCTCCGGGTTGCCGACCGCGGCCAGCGCCTGATTCGGCGGCACGCCCGCCTCGATCATCGCCCGGTAGGTCGAGGACTGGTTCTGCACCTGAAGACGATTCTTCAAATCCTGCTGCGTCGCCGGGATCGCATATTGCGATGCTCGGCTGATGCCCTGCCCGATATTCGGCGCCCCCGCGAACCCGGCGCCGAGGGCAAGCAGTGTCGCCGAATGGTCAGAAAGCCCGCTCATCACCTTGTTGGCGAGGCCGCCGACGTTATCCCAAAGCGATGGCTGCGCCATCTGCGGCACGTTGCCCGCCGGTGCTGGTCCAGCCGGTGCTAGTCCTTGCGAGTTCGGCGCCGCCGCGTGATCATCCTCCGCAGCCGGCCCGCGCTGTTGCGAGGAGGCATCCGTCGGAGATGGCCGAGCAGGATCGGGCGAGAGCGAGCCATCAGCCTCACGAGGCCGGGCCTGCGGCAGAGGCGGCGGGAGCGGCTTGGCACCGGATGGCTGCACCATGGCCTGCAATTGGCGCTCAGTGTCGCTCGATGGTTCAGCATAGTTCGGGTCAACTGGCGACGTCGGCGCGCGCGTGGTCGCTGCGTCCATATTACCGAGCCCCCCGATCCCCGGCGCGATGATGCCAGCTTGTGCCGCCCATGGCGGTGCTGCCGGCGGCGCTCCCGGAGCCTGCATATCAGGGAAAGGCGATGCCGGCGCGGCGCCGGGCTTGCGCTGCCCCATCAATCGCTCGATCAGGGAAAGCTTCGGCGCCGCTGCCGGAGGAAACATAGCAGGATCAAATTGCGACTGCGGCGACGCCGCGCGCGCCAGGATTTCCTCAAGCAAATTCAAATCAGCCTCCATAGCCTCCCGACGGCAACAACCCGGCGCCAGCCAGTGCTGCCGATCCCGGCATGCCCGGCGGGATCACCTTCTGCCCGCCCGCCGACATATTGCGAAGCACGTCCAAAATCTGTTGCGGCTGCATTCCCTTGAGCGCATCCATGATTCCGGGCTGCGCCTGCGGATTGACCGGACCAGCATAAGGGCTGCCTGGGCTGCCGGCCATGGCTGGCGCTGCGTTCGGTGGTGCCAGCGGTGCTGGTCCGCTCGGGCCGCCAGCCGCCGTCGGGCCCGCAGCGCCAGGGATCGCAGCACCAGGATCAATCGCTCCCGGCGCCATCATGCCCTTCATCACGCCAGCCGCGGGGCCAACCGCCTTGCCCAACTGCTGCAGCTGGGCGCCAAGACCTGGGGATTGAGCAAATTGCAGCGGGGCAAATTGCATCGGTGCGGGTGCGTTCATGCGGCCTCCATCATGCCCATGCGGGCTGCTTTCTTCGTCGCGACGTCGTAGCGAACCTTGCGATAGCCGGTGCCAGCGTCGCGGCTGACGGCTTCCGGCGCATGCTTCTCGACTTCACCCGCAAGCAGACCGATTTGCGGAACGTTGTGACCCTTGAACCGATAGCTGTAGACCTTCTGGCCGTCGTGCAGTTTGCCGACTTCCTTGATGTCTTCCTTCAGGTCCTCATCGGAGAACGCGCCGACCAGTCCGGCACCGGCTGATATGCCGCCGATGATGTTCGACATCGGATCGTTGGCCGGAGTCTGTGTGCCCGTGGCAGAGCCCGTCGATGTTGTTGTTCCTCCCATGCCGCCGAGCAGGCCCGCCGCTTGCAGCTGCTGCATCAGATTCTGGTATGGTAATCCCTGCTGCGTGTTGGCTGCCGACAATGCTGCGCTCGACGGGGCGAGCGAAAGCCCCGGAATCATGCCAGCGCCAGAGAGCGCGGCCGCAGTGTTGCTGTTGAGCGCGCCGACCGTCGAGTTCCCCGCGTTATAGAGCGTGTTGTTGGCATTCATCATGTTGCCAACGTTCGTATTGTACTGCGACTGCAGGACCGGAGAGAGGCCCTGTGTCAGCCCTCGGCCGAGCGACTGTGAGAAACTGCCGGCGCCCGACGGATCGCGCCCAGCGCCCGCATAGACTCCCTTCGTCGCGCTGGTGATATCCTCGGTCATAGTCTTCAGCGCATCGCCGAAACCCGGGGTTTCGTATGGATTGAGGCCGGCGCCGCCCGCCATGCCACCGAGGTTTTTGTTGATCGTGGCGAGATTTGAATTGAGCATTCCGGCATTGCCGAAGGAGCTATTGATCGCCGATGTCGCCTGGGGCGCGAAATTCTGCAGCCCGGCAGTGGCATCGACGCCAGCCTGTGCGGCATTCGTCTGGGCCTTCGTCGGGTCCGTCGAAATCCCGGAATATTTCGAGATCAGATTGTCGATCATCCCGACAGCTGGCGCATACGGTGAAGCCGTCGATGTCGAGTTCTGATTTTGGGTTGTTGTGGCCGGCGTCTTGTCGCCCATATCACAATCTCTTTTCCAGAATGACGGCGGTTTGCTGGTAGTCGACAAGCTTGCGGCCCCAGCCGCGGCGCCCTTCGAACATCACTCTATCGCACCCTTGCTCTCTTGCATATTGCTCGATTACAGCAAGTTGATCGAGCCAGAAATTCATTCCCATCCCGCCGAAGTGCTCGATCTTGCACATTTTGCCGGTTTTCATCTGATAGAGCGCGGTGGTCCCGGCAGCGATTATTTCGTCCGACCCAACCACCACAACCCACAGCCTGCGGCGATCTGCGCGGAGATCATCTAGCACCGTCTCCGGGATATCCTGGTTTGCCTTCGCATAGGAGCGTTCCAGAAACGGCCGCACGATCGGCCACATCCCGTCAACCTGCCATGGCGCGCATGGCAGCGTGCTAACCGCCAGAGCAGACAAATCGAAAATTCCGATCGGTTTGTGCGTTATTCGCATGCGTGATGGTGAACGCGCCATTCTGGATCGAACTGATGAACAGCGTTCCGTTGCCGATCTCGGCCGCAGCATGCGCAGTCAGCGGGATAGGGATCGGACCACATGCCGATGAGCAATTCACAAAAGGAACGGTGGTCGAGGCGGCATTTGCTGCAAGCGTAACATCAACCACGCTGTTCGCGCGGCCGGCGATGAGCTCGATCACCACCCGCACAACCCGGCCAATGTCTTTTTCGAGGATCGATAGATTGATCGCCATTATTGATCCCGCTGCGCGAGTGAACCGAAACCGGCGCCGCCGATCGCACCTGGGATCGCGTAGCGCTTCAAAATGCGCGGTGCATCGAAGGTGACGAAATTGCGCGTGGCCTTGGTGCCGCCGCCGGCCAGACGCGAGGCCTGATCGAGATAGCGGATGCCAGGAACGCCCTTTTCCTTCAGCCGCTGCGCTGCCGTGACGAATGCCTCGCTTTGATCGCGCGCAGGTAATCCCATCATTTGGTAGACGTCTTCACCCTTCAATTCGTCGAGCGGTCGCGGTTCATCGGTTAGTTGCTTGAGTCGCGCAGGCTTAAACGGCTTTCCGAATGCGTCAGTGCCGCGAGCCAGAAGCTCTTTCCGCTTGATCGCGTGAGCGGCGCGCTGTTCTTCCAGCACCGGCCGCACTGCCTGTTGAATGGTCGGGTGCTGGTCCTTCAGCGCCGCGTCCCAGTCCAGGAAGTGCTCCGGCGGGTGGTCGATCGCCACCTGATACATATGGCCCTTGTGGCGCCCGGGGTCCTGCATATAGGCGATCATTTTTTGCGATGTATCGATGATATTGGCCGTCGCCTTCGATGTGTCGCCGTCGGCCTGTCGCTTCTGGTTTTCCTTGATATATGCTTTCAGCCCCTTGATCACCGGCGCGGTGTCGCCCTTCGTCGAGGCGAGATCGATTCCGATCCGCGCGCCGTCCTCCGAGCTCAACCCGTATTTTTCCAGCAGCGGGTCACGCCGCGAGGCCAGCTGATGCCGATACCATTCCGACACCGGCGAGTGCTCGGCAAAATAGAGCCCATGGCCGTAAGCCTGATTGCCCTCACCGGCGCCGATGCGCGCCGGGTTGAAATGGGTGAAGGCGTAGGGCGTACCGTGATAGGCAATAGTCGGCTCCGGCGAGCCGCGGTCGCGCATCGTCCATTCCGGCATCAGGCCCACCTTCTGATCGGCATAGACGGTATCAGCGGCACTCGCCTTGCGGTTCTTCTCGCCATGCGGGCCGTAATTCACCCATGAGTTCTGTCCGCGCGTCTCCGTCGTCATCGCCGGCCGCGCCAGATCGGAATACATCGCCGAGTGCGTGCGCCATGCATTGTCCTCGCCGGCCGCGCGGAAGCCGTGCCCTTCCTTCAGATGGCCGAAGTAGTCGTGGACGATGCGGAACATATCGTTCGCCAGGAGATCGTGCTGACCGATCTTCTCTCCGGTGTTGCGCAACATCGGATTATCGCTGATCTTGTTGACCGTGCCGAATCCCTGTTCGGTGGGGAAAAACCACAGATGATTATTTTCCGCGACATCATGCGCCGCAAGCCGCGGGTTGGCCGCGTAAGGGTCTTCCATATCTGCGCGGATTGGCTCGATCTTGAGGCCCGTTTTCTTGATCGCCTCATATTGCTTTGCGGTTTCGTCGATCAGCGCATCATAGGATGCCTTGGTGGCCGGATCGTCCGGGGTATGCTTCATGTCCTCATAGGCGCGCGCGATAGCCTGCGAGTGCTCCGGATCAATCTGATGGTACTTCGTCGGGGGTTTGTAGGGCCGCTCGGGGAAGTGCTCCCGCATATAAGCGTCGGCGACGTCATGAACCTTCCCGATCGGGCCAGGAACGAAATGCTCATCGCCGATCTTGAGCGGGCCAGGAATGCCCTCTAGGGGCGCTCGGTCTCCTGACCACCGCGCTGCCTTTGCCTGTGCTTCTGGTAGGCTGCCTGCTCCAAGCGGCCCTCCTCCTCCGGGTCCCATTTGTCCGGCTGGGGCGGCTGCTGGCTGTCCTTCGGATACGGATTTTTGCCCACTTGTCGGTCCCTCCATCGCTGAATGCCAATCAGAATATGGCGCGTCGAGCATCTCTTGTCGACTTGCCGGCAACATCATTTTTGCGAGCCCCGGGCTTGTCTCGCGATCCTCTGTGACCCACGGCGGCATTTTCCGGCGCTCCTCCGGAGACATATCCTTGCGCCGCTGCACGTTACGCGCCTCGATCTCTCCTGGGATTTGCCTATAGAGCTTATCAGCTGATGTCGGTTTTGTTCTTTTATCGAGACCATAAAGCTCGACAATCCTGGACAATTCTGCCGTTGGGTTGCTCTCTGGATCGGATGCAAGCTGGCGCACGCGCTGTCCCGGGATTTGATCCGCCATTCCAGCATCGCGATAGGCCTTTTCCGCTGCCTGATTCCTTTCCAGGATGCTCAAATGCGCGGGCTGCGCTTCAAGTTCGCGCCGCCACGCCAATGCATCGGATGCCTCAATTCCCTCTTGAGGCTTGAACATCGACGGGCTGCCACCGGCAGTGAAACCCTCTTCGCCCTGCACAGCATGCTGAAGTTCATGCAGCATGACATCGCGCGCATCACTGACGGTAGGAACGTCGACGCGCATGTCTCCGAGATCACGGGCAATGCTCCCACTCCGAGGAGCTCCCATTCCCTTACGCTTTGCCACTGTCGGGATATTCGCCAAATCAGGATAGGCCGCATAAAGGTCTGGATGCGATAGGACAGATGAGGCGGGGCCCTCCGCGCGTGCTCCCCCGCCGCTAAAAGCATCCTGTGCCGCCGTCGGCATCACTGAGCGGTTATCAGGGATTTCGAACCGCCATTTTTGATCCGGGCCCTGGAACCATCCGGTCTGATCCCAGATCGAAACTTTGTCGTGGCCGGCAGCGTGCATCTTCTGCGCCTCTGCCAGCGCATTCAGATCGGCCGTTTTTGCCGATTTGCCTCCGAACACCCCGATCGTTCCGGGCTTGGCGAATGGCGCGGCGGTGCCGAGCGCGTTCATCGCGGTTTGCGTCGAGGCCTCGACCAGCGGGTCAACCGGCTGCGAGGTACCTGGGATGTCGGTATAATCCTCGCGGCGCAGACCCGGCAACGGATTATCCTGGGCGGCGCCGATCAACTGCTTCGGAAGGTCCCAGAGCAGGTTTTTCGCCATGATGGCAGGGAGCCCGACCGCCACCTTGCCAAGCGGTGACCGATACGTCTCCGGCGACATGGCCTGCTCGTCTGGCGACATATCGGTGATGAGAGAACCAAATCCGTCGGCCACGCGCTGCCCTCACCCATGCGGGTTTACAATCGTATAGCCGGCGATCGAACGCGCATGCTCGCGGGTGCGATGTCGCCCACTGTTCGGATCATATACCACCCAAATCGATCCTTCGATATGCTGACGTAGCAGCATCACATGATGGGCGCGCGCAGCCACCATGCCGGGAGCCGGCGGCGCGCGCGGGAAGCGCCTGGGCCATTCCGCAGCCAGCCATAAGGCCCGCACCGGCGCACCGAACACTGCCACCGCCACACCGCAGCCGCAGAACTGTCGAGCCGGGCAACCAGCAGGATGAGGCAGAATGCTATCGGCCATAGCCGGCGAGGCCGCAGCAAGAGCGGTGAGAACAAGAGCAGAACGAAGCATCAGCGATCCCCGGCAACAATCGTGTCGGGGTGGACGCCTCGGGCATAGGACCAGCCTGCGCCCGCCGGCAGCCGCAGCCGCATGCGCTGATATCGAGATTCGGTTGGGTTGATCGAGATTTGCCCCATGTCGTCGATCTGGCTCTCCGCGGTGTAGGTGATCGCAGCGTTCGCATTGTTGCGGGTGCCGATCGACCCGAAGGCTATCGAGCAATCCGTCAGCGGGATCAATTGCGTGGTGAACACCATTTGGCCTCCGGTGTCGATTTGCGCTGTATCCAGCGTCGCCTCAAGATTAGGGCCGGAGAAAAACCCGAGCAGATGCGCCGAATTGAAAGCGGACAGCTGCGCCACCGAGGATTTTGAGATGCTGTCGAGAGAAAACGTGAGAGCATCTAGCGATCCGCCGATCGCGCCACCGGCGACATACGCATTTACGAAGACCGACCCGATCAGATCAATATGCGTGCCGTCAATGATGTTGACGCGCCAGGAGCCATTAGCCTCCGTCGTTCCCGTCACCCCTTGCACTTCAATGAAGTTCTGGCCGGCAATATTGAAAAAAGCGTTCGATGTCGCATTCAGCGTCAGCCGGATCAGGCCGGAGCCGTTGTTGGCGGCGCCCGTTACCTGGAGCGCGCCCGGGGCAATCGCATCCAACTGTTCGAGCGTCAGGCCGGGTTTTGCCAGCGATGCCACATATTCGCCTGATACCTCAAGCGGAGACCACCGCCGCAGCGCCCAGTCGTAACAGAGGATTTTGTCGAACAGCCCGGCATCGCCGCTCTGCGACTTGTAGGCCCAATAAACCCTCGTCGATGTAGGATCGGATGCTCCAATCACGAGTTGCAAATTGCCACGGTCGACGTCGGTAAAGAATGTCTGGTCGACCTGATCCTTGCCAATCGGCGAGGGATCGCCCCCGCCGACAATCTCCTTGAAGCCGGCCGCTCCGCAGTAAAAGGTCCGATTCCCAACGTTGATGATCGAATATTTCGCGAAAAGCGATTCCTGCGTCGAGATGCGGTTGATCTGGAAAATCGCTGGGCTGCCCGGCGCATAAATCAGCGTGCGGATCGCGCTTTCCTGGAACACAACGCCATAGGCATCGCCACCCGAGACACCGATGGTCTGGCCGCCGTCGGGGAGGTCTTCGAAGTCGGACAGGCCTACGCCTGCGGTCCAGGTCTCCGGTCCCGACAGATCGCTCCACTGCACGCGGCGCGAATTTGTGACCAGATTGGTCAGCACCACGAAGAAGCCTACCACCGCCACGCCGCCGGCCGCCGGAGGCGAGCCGCCGAGGTCCGCGAATTGCGTTGAGCTCGACAGCGCGAACTTCTGCGGAGGCGTGTTGGCCTGTACTGCGATGACGAGATCGTTGAACTGCACGAACTGCCAATTATCGGTCGAGACCAGCGGTGAGTAGGTCGCCTTCGATACCACCACCCACGAAAAGTCCGTGTTGTTGAGAAGGTAGAGCTCCGTCGCAGTACCTGCGAACACCGCAATCGATCCGTCGGATTTGCGCGCGAAAAAATAGCCGCGGCACGCCGCCGGCAGCGCCTGCGTGAATGATTGCAGGCTCGGCATCGGGCCATAGCCGTCCGACCGTGGCACACAGTTGAGCACCAGGGCCGAGGTGTCCGTACCGAGATCGGTCACATCGGGAGCGTAGGGCGGGAATTTGACGATATTGGCCGGCATCAGAACCTCATCGGCTTGATGCGGCTGGTCCCGGTCACCTTGTTGGCCTCACCCTTCAGTGAGCGCCAGAACATATAGGTCGCGCCAGGGCGCCCATCGTTGCCATCAGGCAGCGGAGACATGGCCTTCACCATCGCCGGGTTGCGGGTCACATGGGTGGCGATCTCGTATTTCGCGCGCGAGCGAATCAGAGCCTCCGCCGACGTCATCCACGGGTTGCCGGCCTCATTGTCGGTTGCCGGCGCCGCAAGGTTGAGGTGGGCGCCGATGTAGAGCGTGTAGGCCGTGTCTGGCACCGGATAGAGAATGATCGAGTTGCCCTCATAGGCCCATGACGATGGGAATCCGAACTGGTTGTATAGCTGGATATTGAGGTGCTGCTGCTCGGGCGTAACGCGGCCCAGTTGCTGAAGTGTGTTGCCGATTTGGATGTTGAGGTAATCGAAATAGAAGGCCGTCCCGATCAGCGGCGAATCGGCGTTCGTGTAGACCGAGCGCAGCGCGACAGTCGAGAACGTCGAGGGCACCGACGGGTCGATTTCGTTGAACCGAAAGCGCTCTTTCTGGTACTCGGAGATAGCCGTGGTGATCGCATTGCGGATCGCCTCCGCATTCGGCGCCGATTGGCTCGCCGATCCCACAGCACCTGCCAGATCAAACCTGGAGCCGAGTTCGGCCGCGATGCGAAACACCATCGCCGCAAGATCGTTTGCCACAGCAGCCTCCTATGGGCCGACTATAGCATCAGCCACATCAACTCGCAGTGCAATACCACCGCCCGCTGCTGGCCGACCAGCATTCCATCACCTTCAGCGTCGTCAAGGTGAAGGCTGCACCAGCGCCCAATGCGGTGTTGCCAACCACGATGACATCGGTCGATGCAAACGGAAATACCGTGATCGAGTTCGCCGTATTGTTGGCGATGACCATATTGAGCGATGCATCAAGATTGCTCGGAGAGCCCAACGCGGTCAGCGACGGAAGCTTCACAGCATCATTCGAACTTGCCGTTCCAACCTGACTGAAACCAGCTGATAGCTGATAGGCTCCAGCAAGGGTCTGGGTGGTCGAGGCGGTGATCGCTAGTTCGGTCGACACCGCCGGGATGCCAGCCTGCAAGATCGAGCGCTGGAACTGGCTATCGCGCCCGGTGATCGACAGCGCGAAGGCGCCCGTTACCAGAGCCGCCAGCGCGAAGACCAAGCCTGCCGCGGCGGAATTGAAAAGTCGCTTCAGCATGTCTGCCCTCGCGTCAAAAGGTGCCGGAGCCTGGAGGCCCCGGCCAGTTGGAGGAAACGATTATCCGCCTGCCACGTCGACGCAGAAATACTTCACGACGTTCGAAGACGTCGCGGTCTGGGTCAACGTGATGGCGGTGGCCGACGTCGCATAGGACTGCGAAGCCAGCGGGGTTGCGATCCAGACCACGAGGCAATGCGGCGCGGTGGTCTTCGGCACGTTGAACGTGATCACGCAACCGGTCGGGGTGCCGGTACCCATCGTGACGGTACCCGCCAGATCGGTGCCGGTGATCGCCGGGGAGGTGCCGCAGGACGTGAGCGCCGGAGCCGCAACACCGGTGCCGATGATGCGGTCCGTCGAGAAGGTGAAGGCTGCCCAGCTGATCGCCGAGGCCACGACCAGGGCGGCGAGAGCCGCCGGGATCGCCTTGAGTGAGCGCAGAAAATTCATGGTCCTTCTCCCTTACGACTGCCAGCCGCCCTCGTACTCGATCACAATGATGGCTTGGCCCGCCGATGGGCCGCCGCCGCCATTGTTGTAGAGCGCGAAGGGAAGCACCGCCGCTGCTGCGGTGAGCGAGCGGCCGAGACCGCGCGTGGCCTCGTAAACGCCCGCAACGCCCCAGTTGACGTCACCGGCGGCGACAATGTTGTTGTAGGCGGCGCCGACGGTGCCGATTGCAACCGTTGGCGTGGTGCCGTTGAAGGCGGTCACCACCTCGACCAGCGTGCGCGTCAGAAACGCGCCCTGGGGGAGGTAGTTGGCGAAGGCCGCGGCGACGTTCGCCGCGTTGTCGTTCCAGTTGACCGTCTTCTTCAGCGTGTTCGTCACTTGACGCGGATCAACGCGGTCAGCGACTCCAGCGACACCCGTGGTCATGTCACAGACCCTCCCTTAAACGGCCGGCTGGGCGTAGGTGGACATGACCACCGTGCCGTAGTCGACGTTGTTGTACCGGGTCTTTTTCAGACCATGGATGGTGAGCGCGGAGATTTCGAGCCGGCGCTTGTGGTCGAAAAGCTCCTCGTTCCACGTGATCTTGTTCGGCCCATTGTCGCGGCCGAAGCCCATCATCGCGGCCTGCCCGCCGAGCAGCACTGCGCGCCGCACGGTCGCGACATCGGCGCCTGCCGCCGACACGCCGTCGCTGACGTCGATCGAGGACCGCATGATCACGGCATTGTAGACGCCGATCGCGCCGGAGAAAATCTTGTTCCCGGTCTCTTCGCGGCCCATCGAGGCCGCCTTCTGAAGATCGAGGAACTGGCCGGTCGCCGTGTTGCGGCGAAGCGCGGTGACTTGGTACGGGTGAAGATATGCGCAGTACATATCCTCAAGCGTGTTGTTGTAATCGCTGCGGCCGTTGCTGCGCGGCGAGGTACCCTTGATCTTGATCGGTCGGATCATCGGCGTGGCCGTGATCGCCAATTCCTTCGCCTTGTCGAGCATGTCCAAGGTGAAGGTGTCGCCGGCCACGAGCAGATCGTCGGATGCCCGGTTCGACTGGCGAATGATACGCGTGGTCGATGCCGCAGTCACCGGATTCAACCCGGTAAAACGGGTATCGACCTGCGGGGTGTAGCCGCACACCTGATTGAAGAAGGCTACCGAGTAGCGCTTGGCGTACCAGTCGCCCAGCCGGCCCTTAGCGGTGTTGCGGAGGTCCCACGGCACGCGCTGCTGGTCGATCGTGCGGCGCGACTTCACGCCCGCCACCGCCATGAGCTCGTTGATGACAAGCTGGTCGCTATAGGTGGTCAGCGATTCGCCGTTACCCTCGGCCAACTGGTTCTCCGAGAAACCGGCCTGCGACAGCTGCATCACGATCGCATAGGTGATCGCGTCGCCGGGGCCCTTTGAGAGCGAGTCCTGCATATGGATGATCGAGTTTTCGTCGTCACCCATCAACGGCCCGATCGCCGTGTACTTCAGCGCTTCGTGGTCAAGAACGCGCGACCAAAGCTTGACCGCCATTGCGTCGTTGACAGGAAAATTCGTGGTTCCCATCGCGGGGCACCCCTGCTGGCGCGAGCACGCCCCCGTGGGGGCGCAAAGGCGCGATTAAGATCAGTGCTGGGTGCAAACGATTAACGCTCGCTGCGAGCGATATCCTCGCCGATGGCGGCGGAGCCTCTGTGCTTTTAATCCCCGGAGGATATGGCGACAGCAGCCAGAAAAGAGGTGGGACACTTCCCGCAGTCCCCGCGTGCAACACTCCTAGCGAAAGATTGTTGCGCCGTCAAGCGAGTTCACCGGCCAGGGAATTGCTTGCCCATGATCGCGTCGAGCCGGTCTTTCGGCAGGCTGTCGACATAGCGGCCGAACTCCTCATCGTTCATGCGCAACAGCGCCTCAGGCGTGAGCGGCTCGGCCGGCGGCGATCCGCCACCATCGGACAGCGAGCGCGACGCCGCCGCACCGTCGATCTCGGCCTGGAGTTTGGCTGCCGCGCTGGCTGGCGCTGCCGCTGCCGGCGCGCGTGGTGGGGCTGCAGCCGGTGGCCGCGCCAATCCCGGGACTGCCGGCGCTGCGGCGCGCGCGGCTGGCGCCGGTGCGGGCGGTGCCGGTGCTGCAGCGGCCGGCGCTTTCCAGCCGCGGCCGCGCGCCAGCTTCATGATCGCCATGGAGGGCGACTTTCCGCCCTTCAGAGCATTGGTCACAACCCACTTTTCCTCGGCGTTGTAATCCGCGACCATTTTGTTGATCTCGGTCTGGGAAAAGACCGCGTTCGGGTCGGTCGGGTCCTTGTCGAACAGCGAGATGCCGAGCTCTATCAACCGGCTGTTTTTGAGGAACTGATAGGCGCCCTCATCGCCGAAGAAATGCCGCCCCTCCTCGGTGCGCGCAAATGTCTGCGTGTCGCGGGTGAAATCGGCGACAACCTGCTGGTCCTGGAGTTGCTCCTGCGTCTGTTCCTGGACCTGCATCGAGCTCTCGGCCAACCACACCTGACGGCGCTGCATTTGGTCAAGGGCTGCAATAGCGTCTTCGGCCGGATTGATCGTCGGCTCCAGCATGGGATTTGCCGGAGCCGCCGGTGCCGCCGGTGCGGATGAAGGCGGCGGCGCCATCAGCGCTTCATTGAGGATCGCAAGCCGCTCGGCGAGCTTCGCATTGTCGACGCGCTGCTGCTCCGCGAGGAGGCGCGCATCTTCGGCCTGCTTCTGCGCCTTGGTGATCAGGCGCTGGTGCTTGCCATAATTGATCGTCTTTTGCTGCTTGCCGGTCTTCGGGTCCGTGGTGATGACGTCGGGCGCATCATCGTCCTCCTCGGCCGGCGGCGCTACGGCGGCGGGATCGGCCGGCGGGGCATCAGGCGCAGGCTCTGTCGGCTCCGGGTCCGACGCTGGCTCCGGCTCGGCCGGACCATCACCATCAGCCGGTCCCGCTTGCATGGCATCCCATGCCGCGCGTTCTTCCGCGTTAAACCCGAACTCATCGCGGCTCTCGACAGGCGTTCCTTCGTCAACGTCCCCAATCTGCTCCGCTTGCAGCATTCTCGGCTGAACCGCCATATTCCAATTCCTCGTTGCGATGTTCTTTTATGAAATTTGCGACTTGCAGCCACGTCTTAGCATCGAGCGGGCCGTCAAGCGAGAGTTTACCCAACTTTACGCGCACCATCCCGCATGGCCATTGCGGGTCCTCGAACGGTCCCATGATCTCGATATCGAACTGGCCGAGCCTGATCGAAATCTGGTCGTGGAATTTACCAGCTTCCCTCTGTTGCCCGGGCTGCCGCGCCACCTCGCGCGGCTTGGCGATCCTCGCTTGGTCCCAAGCATAAATTCCGACGAGGTGATCGTGGAACATCTGCTGGGCCTGCCGCGCAAGGGCAGAGCGCTCGCGAATCATTGCGCTGCTGGCCTCGGCTCGGGCCGAGCGTCCACCATCGCGCCAACTCTATCGCGGTGAGCTCCGGCAAGGTCGCGGTGAGCTCCTGCCAGGGCGGCGATATGATTGATGGCCGCGACTCCTCGGTCGTTGACCGCTCCATGAGCGACTTTTGCCCCTTCAAGATGGGCCCGAAGTCTGTCGGTGAGCGCTTGGTGCACGTCAACAGTCCGCTGGGTATGGGCATCTGCCATATCGGACTGATGCTGCTGCTGGTCGTGGCCGATCGCGACCGCTTCGCGCTGCGCCTGGATATGCGCTTTGACCGCATTTGCCTTGTCCACTTCCGCTTTGGCCGCCGTCGACATCGCCTCGATGTGATGCTGGAATCCCTCGATATCGTTCTTTGCGAGGAGATTTTGCGCCATGGCGAGATCGTATGTCGCGGTCGCCGACGTCGCGCCGGCCTTCGCATTGTTCATCTCGGCGATCGATTGATCCTTGTCGATCTCGGCCGTCAGCTTGGAGATCGCCAGTTGCTTCATCGTTTCCTTGTACTTCTGGGCCTCCGGATCAGCCGCCTGCTGCCCCATGACCTTCTTCATCGCGCTCACGAACGCCGACGGCAGCGGCGAGTATTCCAGCGCCATGATCAGGAGCTCGGGATTGGCCGCCAGTTGGTCCTTGAAGATCGTGAGCATCGGCTGCATCACGGCCCAATTGGCTTCCTTCTGGTTCGGCGACGTCGGCGCGTCGTCGACCACCACGTCATAGCGGCCGGTGGTCTTGTCCTTCGTGATCGCGGCCACGCCCTGATAGTCCTGCCCGGCGACGCGGATCAGCGTCCCCTCCGGCACGCGGGTTTGAATATAGAACAGGCGCTTACGGCCCACGATCTTGAGGAACCCGCGCAGGCTGTCGAACATGGTGGCGAGCACGGTCATTCCAGCCTGCTTGCGCATGTGCTCGACGATACCCGGCTGGTTCTGATCCTGCTGCCCGAGGAGCTCCAGGTTGATGCCGGTCACCGCGGTGATCGCGCTCACCGCGTAGGTCAGGAGATTCACATAGGCGGAGGCGTCGCCCTGCCCCGGCTTCGGGATGATCTTCGGCTTTCCGCCGGAGAGCGCGTTCGGCGCCACCCACGTGATCGCCTCTGGCTGGGCATAGGTCTCCTCGGCCTCGCGCTGATCATCGAAGGCGTCCGTCTCCGCCAGGATGCCGCCCTTCGCAGTCGCGTTCATAATCTGCATGATCTGGGACATAAACTTGTTGGCCCACATCTGCGGATCGCGCATCACGCGAATCACTCCGTACCACTGGCGCTTTTTCTTGTCGAAACTGCCGGTGATGCATGCCCAGCTGAATTGCTTGCCGCATGGCGCCGGTGTCACCTTGTCCAGGAGCCCTTCGGAGCCGAGGAACGCCTGATAATAGGCCCACCGCGAGGCTTTGCGCGAATGCAGCTTCGGCGTCATCCCGACGCGCGATCCGATCATCTTCAGGCGAGCACTGATCTTTTCGTGCTCCTCCTCGGTGTATTCCTGGATCGTGTTCGTCGCCTCATCGGCAACCCGGTAATAGGTTTCCTTCTCGCGCCACTGCATCACCACTACGGTGACTTCGTTGCGATCGTCGTAATGGTCCTCGCTGTCGTTTTCGTCGCGGATACGCTTTTCCTCGATCGACTTCAGCGTGGCCTCATCGAGATAGGTGTTGTTCGCCCATACCGCGTCGATCTGCAGTCTGGTCTTGCCTGGGAACATTTCCATCGCATCGGCGAGCGGCATGCGGCGGAGCCGCGCCATGCGGCGGCTGTCGCGCAGGTTCTTCTTGCGCGCGGTGCGATCCCAGACCATTTCGCGGCAGTCAATCTCCTCCTCGATGTAGGAGCCCTCCGGTTCATCTTCGAAGGAATAGCGGCATTCCACCCAGCCCATGCCGGTGCCGAGCGCCTGCTGAAAACCCTCGCTCTGCTCGTCCTCGGCATCGCAGCCGTCGGCCATCCACTTCGATGCCGCGGTGAGGAGTTCGTTCTTGGCGGTGTCGGCATTATTGCGCGGCAGAAACTGGATTTCGTGCCGCCCGTTGATCTCCATGCCGGCGATGGCTTTGAGGATCGTCTCGACTCGGTTGAAGACGATGTGCGGCCGACCCTGCTCGTCGAGGAGTTGCTTGTCCTCCTCGGCCAACTGGTCGCCAGCGATAAATCCGAGGTCCTCGGTGGCCTGCTTGCGCCATTTTGCGCTGTATTCGAGATCGGCCAGGATGCTCGACTTCATGGTGCGGAACTGCGCGCTCGGCTTACGCTTACTGAGCGGGATCGGCGCCTGTGGGCTATCTGGCGAGGAAGCGTCGTCGTTCTCCGCCGCTCCGCTATCGGTCACGTCCTCATAGTCGACGTCATCGATAATCCCGCCCCGCGCCATTTACTTTCCCTTCTTGCCTTTCGGCTGCGCCGCACGCTCCAGCTTCGTCAAGCGCTCATCGAAATCCGCCAAATGCTCCATAACCGATTTTGGCGGCTCCCGATAGGGCCCGAGCATTTTTGCCTTCAAATCCGCGATGCTGGAGCGGATCGCCTCCAGAGCCTCACCGTCGGCGCCGACCAGGGGTGCATCGCCCGGCTGATCAGTGACGGGTGACCAACAGCGATTCGGCATATTCTCGGTGAAGGCCGGGACACGGCGCTCCCAAATCAAATCCTCCGGCTCGAAAAACACCAGGAGATCGAGCGTCCCGTCGTCGGGGTGCTGCGACAGCACCAGCGCTGGGAAAGTGTCGCGGCCCTGCCGCTGCCTGCCGGGCTGGATATGGAACAGGACGTTTGCTCCCACGCCAACCTTCGTGATCTGGTCGTATCCTTCCAGATTTTCCACTGAGCTCATCAAATGCGACATTCCTCAATCCTTTTTTATTCGGGGGCCGCAACGTCTTTCAGGTCGCTTGTGCGGCCCCCTGTCAGCCCGATTCAGCGGAAAGCGACACCGCCGGGCTGCATCAGAAATAGGTCACATATACCAGGGCCTGGACCGGGTTGCCGGCAGACGTCTTGATGCAGAAATCAAACCCAGGAGGCGCAGTCATGCCCTCCCAGTTGCCGCCCTGCATGTTCACCTGACCGGAGATGCCGAGCACCCAATTCGGGGTGAGGTCTACCGTATTGGAGGCGCATGCCGATCCGGTGCCATATTGCAGTTTCACGTTCGTGGCGGTGCCGCCGACGTTGATCAGATAGCCGCAAATATAGAGCGTCCGCTTGGTGTCTGATGATGCGAATAGCCGCGTAGCGCCGTTGGTCGAGGCGTCGTAAATCAGCGGTGCGCTGTCGCAAGTGATAGCATTGCCGGAGCCGGCGCGGCTCGGTGCCGGCAGAGGAAACAGCAATGCCATGACCGTGACCGCGATCAAGAATGCGACGGGGAGAACAAGGCGCCTCAACAGGATCGATAGGATCGGGTCATTCATGGCTGCTTTTCCTCATCCATAAGCTTGTGCGCCGTCTCGGCCGCAACGAGATTCACATCCTCCCCGCCTTTGACCGGTCGCGACGAAATCGTGAATTTCTCGCCGCTGCTCTTGGTCCCTATGAACGTGAGGATATTGCATTCTACATCGTGAACCCGGCTGGTGTCCATCAGCGCAAGCGTCGCGGTATAGGTCGGCGCCGCTATAGCATTGAACGATTCGCGGAGATTTTTGACACCCATTTTCCTCACCTCGACCATTGCGAGCCTCGCGGCTGGTTCTTTCTTGACCGGCCATTTGCGGTCTCGACCGCTTCCGGCTTGAGGCCCACCGCGCCGGTCATGAGCGCATCGGCCGCGTTCGATGCCCAATTGTGCAAGGGCACATTTGTCCACTGGGCCAGTTGTTTGTTCCACGTCTTTCGGTAGTTGTCGAGGCATTCGATCAGTCGCGCGCAATGCTCCTCATCGATCCAGGTCAGGTTCAGCATCTTGCGCGCGGCCTCGATCGCGTCCTCTTTCATGATGATCCGCGGCACCTCGGTGAACTTGATTCCCAGCTTGGAGGCGATCTCGACGCTGGTGCGAGCGCCGGCTGCCCAGATGCGATGCGTCAGATCGTGCGGCCCGAAGTGCTCGCCGAACACAAATCCCCGCTTGGCACCGATCTCCAGCACCTTCGCGCAGTAATGCTCGATGCCCTCACCGGCATTTTCGTAATAATCGATAATTCGGTGGCGGGTGCCGTCCGTCTGGTGGAAAATGATCGAGTTGAGATCGTTTTTCTCGTTCATCCCCTTGTCCCAGAAGGTGTTTACTCGATAACTCGGGTCATGCGGGATCGGATACCCGATGCGGCGCTCCTCGCGCGCCTTGGTCAATTGCCGCTTGAACCATGTCCCCTCCAGGGAATTGAAAAAACACTCATCGATGTGCGAGGGGAACTCCTCGTGCATCTTGTCGGGGCCAAGGTCTTCGTATTTCTGCGCATACCAAGCGCGCTGGTCGGCATCGAGGCTGATCCCATATTTGGTCTGGAGCTCCGCGAAATATTCGATGAGCTCTTGCGGTACGGTAATGAGCGAGGCCTGGAGCCGATATTTCGGGTCCATCCACCAGCCGAAGAAATGCAGCATGTAATGCAGCTGCGAGAGCGGCCGGCCGGACTTCATCCGCGCCTCGGCCTTGCGCACCATGTCATAGAAGGCGCCAGACGTGCCATGCGCAGTTGATTCGATCTTGACGATGCAACCAGGGGCCACCGTGTTGAGAGCGCCGGTGATGATCTCGGTGGCGACGTCCGGCTTTTCAGCGGCGATCTTGCCGAACTCTGAAATCCACAGATACTGCAGCGTGCCGCCGCGGTGGGTCGTGCCGACCACCACCGAGGAGCCGTTCGAGAACCAGATTTCCTCCTCGTTATTCTTGATGATCTGGACCACATCGCGGATCGCCTGCGGCAGTCCGGAATAGGCGATCTTGATTTTCTGAAGCTTCAGCTTCGCGTCGTCGAGGGTGAAATCGATGATGCCGGCCTTGAAGTTCTTCCGGAAGACGCAGCAATCGGTGATGTCGATCGCGATCTCGGTGGAGAACCCAAGCTGGCGGGCCTTGACGATGATATCCAGCAGCCAATGGGCCGAGGAGTACTGCAGCTGCGCGGCGCGGCGCCGATACGGAACCAAGTTGCCGATTTCGTCGAGCACGAAATACAGCGTGTTCATGCGGACGTCGCGATCCGCGAATTTCTTCAGCAGAGCGACATAGGCCGGCGTGTTCTTTCCGACCGGCTGCTGGTCGGGGAGATCGAGCATTTTACAGGAAGTTGGCCGCGTCCACGAAACTGAAGGTGGCGCTGGCATTCCAGGTGATGAAATCGAAGCCGCTCATGCGGCGCGAGAGATTGCCCGGGGTCCGCGCGTTCGAGGCCAGGGGCCCGAGCAATTGGAGTTCATAGCGTATCTGCTGGCCGTCAGGGACTTCGATGCCGAGCACGCGGGCGGAATCCAGGTTCGCAGCGATCGGCGAGACCATCGCGACCGCGACCGCGCCGTTCGACGCTGCGACCGCCGACCACAGCGGCGGCTCCTCGGCCAGGAACACCGATTGGGCGTTGTACTGGCGCAGCTGCGAAGCATGCATCTGGGCGAGGCCCGAATAGCCGAATATACGGACGTTGAACGCCATCAGTCACCTCCAAGCTGGCCGAACTTGCGCTCTTTCTTCGCAGGCTTCTTGCGCGCCGGCAAGCTCTTGTAGGCGCCCTTCGGCGTGGCTGCGATGAAGTCGCGCGCCGCGGCGCCCTCGCTGCTGTCCTCGTTCTGATTCGCGTAGGCCCAGCGCTGCTGCGCCTTGGATACGATCGGCATCACCGCCTCTGTTCGTTGCGGCCCTGCTCAAGCCCGATTGCGGTGCCCTCGGCGAGGTTAGCCTTTGCAACCGACAGAACAAGCGCGTCCTTGATCGAATTTGTGTTCTTTTCCAGCGTTGCGACGTTTTCCTGGATATCGGCTTGCTGGGCCTCGATCCTGTCTGATTTTTTGCCATTCCTGATGGTATGGATGGCCGTAATCAGCCCAATAAACACGTTCAGCAGAAAGCCGATGGCTAGAATCAGTTGGGTGGCTTGTTCCATCCCTATCCAGCCTCATCTTGGCCGTAGCCAGTCGCCGTGCCGGCTGGGACTGCCTGGGATGGCATGGCGCCTGGGATCGGCGCCTGGGCCTGCTGTGGCGCCATCGAGCCGAATGGCCGCGGCTTGCGGCTCTTGCCGGCGCTGGCCACGATCCGCGCATGGTGGTCAGGAGTGATGTGCCCCATGCTCATGAGGTGCTTCGCGCTGGCGAGCGTGAGATTTCGCATAATGGACATGGGCGGGCCTCACTGGTGTCGAGGCCCGCACCATAGAGCAATCAGAGGGCGCGCTCAATCCCATCGAGCTCGGACTGGATCGCGTTGCCGAGATCACGCAACTGCGCTCGCTTGCGGTTGATCTGATCCGCCAGTCCCTCATCTGGTGTGGCCTCGGCAATACCCTCGATGGCGCGCGGGTGTGCTCCGTTCAGAGCGTCGGCGATATTACGCACCCGGCCGAGGATCATGCTGAACATCTCCACCTCGTTCTGAACGGCCGCGATCTGGCCGCTGATCGATGTCGGAGGCTGCGGCGCGGATGTTGCCAACCCGGCTGGAGCGTTACCGAGGGCATTCGGGTAATTGGTCTTTTGATAGGCCATTATGCTATTTCCTTCGATTGCCGGGAGCCTCCCGGTGCGGTTCGCTGTCCCACAGCAAATAGACCACGAAACCCGGGATAGCACAAAGTCCGAGGGCTATCGCGGCCAGGATCACGACCCTGCAGACGATATCCACAAGCGGCGAGTAGTGGGCGCTCAACATGGCGCCATCCCTCCCCTGATCACGACAATATCGAACCAGAGCGCACCGAGCGCCAGGAAGCCGAAGAACCCGGCCCATCTGCAAATCTGGTCGAATGGCGTGGCGTCCCAGCGGATCACAGCGGCCTCCATTATTGTGATGAAAAGGAAAACTAGCAGCCTTTAGCCGGTTGAGGCCGCGCCACGCCGTAGATTCCGGGGCGACGTTCAGCCGCGAAGGATTCGGCTTCTGCGCGCGGAAGGTCCCTTACCGCCGCGACGTTCACTGGCTCGTGCGTGTCGATATAGAAAAACATAACGCACCATATCATGGCTCTTTCCTTTTCTGCTGATGACCGCCGCTCTTGCCGATCGCCTGGGCGCCGGCCTCGGTGATCCCATAACGGCCGTATTTCGCGATCCGCACCAATCCCATCAGGCGCAGATCAGCGCCCACGGTAAGGCCGATGGCGATCGTACCGTCGGGATATAGGAGCTCCAGAAAATGGCGCTGCCGGCGAGTGAGCTTCACGACTTGCCCTCAAGGATCGACTTCAGCGCCATCTTGCTGATTATTCCTTCCTTCCCCATCCGCTCCACCGCAACACGCGCCAGTACTTCGTACCGCCCCCACTGGACATCGGCGCCAGCGTGACCTTGATCGATATCGCTGTCGCGCATGTCTTGGGCGATATTCTGCAGCGTGTTCACGGGTGGTTTCCTCCCGGCGGGATGTTGTAATCCCCGAAATTTGGGTCGCCGGGAAACTTCCCGGTGCCCAGCGGGATGAGCTCGACCACCCGCTTTGTGCAATTGTCCAGCCTCTTCGTTATCCCGTCGGCATAGGATTCGGCGCTATCTCGATCGTCGAACGGACCGTAATGGGCAACGGCACCGCCGCCGTAGGCCACGATAGCGATGTATTGCGCCATGGTCTTCAGTCCTTCGCTGGGTGGCCAAGCTGGGCCTGGAGATCGTCTGGGTCGAGGACCACCGGAGGCTTCTCGGCCTGCCTGCTTAGGAGAAAGGAATCGGCCGGATGCATAGGCTCGAAATTATCTGCAAAATACTGAGCCGCTACCAGCCACTGATCGGCATGATTCTTCGGGTTGCGCGCGATCATATCACCGGCCTTCGGTGATCCCGCTTCCTTGTCCGGAACGCTGACGGAAACCGTCGTCATGTCGACGTCCGGTGTCCATGGCCGCATTTCGGCGATCTGGGTGCGGCGATATTTCTTGAACTCGCTCATGTTGATTTTCTCGACCATGTTGGAGGGACTTGCGGAACGCTCGGCGGGAACGGCTTCCAGTGATCACCGCATGGCTCAGCGCGATCCTTCTTGCCGCAGATCACGCATTCCCAATAGACCGAATGCTTGTCGTGGTCGATGCGACCGGGGCAGGCTTTGAAGAGACAGGCGATGCGGCGGAGGAACCTCATCAGGATGGCCTCGGGTCGATCACCATTTTCATCTTGATGCTGTCCCGGCTCGGCTCGACGCGCCAGAGCCTGCCGAGCTCATCGACCAGGACTTCGCAAAGGCCCAACTGCTGCGGCTGTGCCGCATGGGGCCACTCGAACTCGGTGCAAGACCGGTCATTGATCTTGCGGCGCCATTCGTCCCATTTGGCCTGGATGCCGGCGACCGTCTGTTCGGATGGATTCGGCATTTTCAGTTTTCCTGCCAATCTGGGAGAACGGTAGTCCCGGCGATAAAATCGCGAGCTCCTCCCAATGTCGACATGATGTTGCTCATTTCTTCCGGTGTCGCATTGCCGGCGACGACGGGTCTTCCATCTTTCCCAATCGTGATCAGAATGGCCAAATCGATCAGTTTCGACCGCTGCTGCATTATAGCAACAATCTTCATGATCTCGTCATGCTCTGGGGTATGGGCCGGTGCATTTGACATTCTTATTTTCCTCCCTACGGAAACGACGTCGACAAGACAGTTTAAAGCCAGATCGACCGCGCTTGCCGCCACGGGCAACATTCATGCGCTTTGCCTTCGATCGCATCGAATCCTCCCTGAAACGAATGCGGCCCCGGCCGCATCACCGAACCGGGGCCGCTGACGGCGCTGGACACGCCGCCATCCCGGCGAGGCCTGCGCGCTTAGCTGGGTCCAAGCCCGGGAGGAAATGGGGCCAACGCAGCTGGCAGGGTCCGCCGAACTCAATAAAGTTGCCGCTGTTTGCCCCTTCTCATTGTCCAGGGCGGGCTAATGGGACAAGTCCCTGACCACGCGGCGCTCCCCTTCGGGTATGCTTCTTTCGTCAGGGCCGACGCCCAAAATCCGGTGGGGAATCGAACCCCACAATCAGCGGCTGGTTTAGGGCCGCCGGGAGTATCCAACTCCAGATTTATTGCACCGGCCGGTGCTGCGGGTCCGGTCCTGACGAAAGAAGCGAGGCCGCATCATCTCTGATCCGGCCTCTTTTGTCAACCCACCGTTTACGATGACGTCTAGCCGGAGGCCGGGTCTGTCGACGGCGCAGCGGCTGGCGTCGGGTCGGCCGGAGGCTGCCCAGTGCCAGCCAGGGGAGCCGGAGGCGGCGTCTGGTCAGCCGGCGGTGCTGGAGGTGCATCCGTCTTTGCCGCGTCACCGGCGCCGGCCGGAGGCTGGTCAACCGGCTTGGATGCCGGGGTTGGCCGGATATTTGCCGCAAGCGCTGCCTCGGTCTTGTCGCTATCGAGCGACAGATCGTCCGCGGCCTTGTCGATGTCGGCCTGCACCGCCTTCAAAGCTTCCACGTTGGCGCCCTGGGCCGCCAGCGCGTCAGTCGCGGCCTTCAGCTGCACGGCGATATTGTCCAGTGCCGAGGTATTCGCCGCGACCAGGGCCCGCAGGCTGTCGCCATCGGTCTTCTCGCGCGCGACCACCGCGAGCAGTTTTGACGTATCGATCATGATTTGCCTCATTTGTCCTTGCAAGGAACCGAGTTGGATTGAAATCTTGGCAAGCGCCTCGGTCATCGGCCTGTCCAAGTGGTGAAAATGATGGTGCTCTATCGTCAATAACCGCATTTCCAACCTCCGATAAAACACCACCCGCTGCATGATCACCCTACAGCAAAATTATCCGCTGTCGACCTATTGTGCCGACGGCGCTGCAGCGGCGGAGACCATTTCTTGGATGCGCATGCGCTCGACGCGATCCCGGGCTCGTGTGATCCGGCTCTTGAATGTGCCGATCTTGATGCCGAGACTCTCGGCAGCGAGCTTGTAGCTATGGCTGCGCGCGCGCAGCAGCGCTTCCCGCTGCGGCTTCGGCAGTTTTTCGAGTTCCTCATCGGTGATTTCTTCGAGCTCTTTGTTACGTGCCATCCTTGATTACTCCCACGACATCAGTGTGACCATGTTCCGCACTGTCGGCATACGGATCATAGATTTCCGGGGGATACCACGTACCAGCGAAAAGCGCGCTCTGGCGCCAGACCGGAATGCGCTGGACGTGGCCGGAATCGACAAAGCTTCCCTCGCGCGCATGGCCCCAGTCCTGACCGGAAATCAGTCCATGCTTCCTCGCCAGATCGCGGAGGAATACGTAGGGGCCGTTTGCCTCGGCATATTTGCCGTTCACAAAAACCCCGAAATCCACAGCCACCCCATAGCCGTGGCAGCCCACCTTCCGCAGCTGCGTCGCCCCCTTCCTGAAAAGGACGATTTGCCGGGCCTGGGATCGGAAGGTCTCCAGCACCCGCAAGTCGTGGCCGGCGGCGCGCGCGTCGTCGAGGAGAGCCTGGACGGCCTTGCGCGTGCCCGGCTCCAGCAGGGCGGTGTCCTTGCAGACGACATCGCTGCGAATTGTAGCCGATTTATTGCGAATAACGCTGTCGTAGAAACTCATCACGCGCTCCTCTTGGTTTGCGGATTGTACTCGATCAGCACTGGCTCAGAGCGCTGGCGCTCATCGATTTCGTCGAGGAGGTCCTGGAGCACCGAGGCGGGGTTGTCCCCCTGGGACGGCGCCAGGGCGATGGCAGAGAGGCGCGGGTGGATCATCGGCGCAACCTTGAATGCATGCTCCACCGCCTTATCGAGGAGGCGCTCGATCTCGGCTTCAGCATGCGCCACGAGGCGCGTGGTCTCCTCGGTGATGGGCTTGGCCGCCATTTCCATCAGGAACGCCTTCCAGTCGGACACCGCCTGCATATTGTGGTGCATGCCGGCCAGCATCACCTCTTTCGGCGTCATGTCGAGCACACTGCCGCTCTGGCCATGGATCACACGTGCGATGTGAATGCGGCGCTCGATCGTGGTCACGCTCTGGCCACGGTCGCCGCGCTTGTTTGGCTTGCGCGATACCGCTTCCTTCATTACCTCGGCCGGCGTCTCGTGGGGCGAGCCTGTTGGCCGCTTGCGCGCGTTGCCGCGCCGCTCACCCTTCTTGCTTCCGCCCATGGTCTGGCCTTACTCCATATTTATCGAGGTCTGATTGCATTCTTGCTTGTCGAAACCATTCCTCTTTGGTTTCCGGGATATCCTTGAGGCTCTCGGCCTCCGAATATCCGAGCTCGCCAGCCGCCGCGACCAGGGCCGGGATGCGATTTATGATTGTGATCTTGCGGCCCTCCCAGCCGGAGACTTGGCCGTCCTGGTAAATTCGCCATTCCTGACCGGTTTCGTAATCGATGATCAGCATCGCATAATCGTCGTCATCGAGCTCGATGCCCTCCGGCTCGATGTGGCGTGTCCGCACTTGTCGGGCGCGGCGGAACCACATTCCAATTAATGATGGCGCGACCACGACACCGGCCAGGATGCAGATGACGATAATCCTAGCGATCGACATAACTTTCTTTCCCCATAATATCGTCCATCAAGCCCAGCGAGGAATCGAGTGCGTCGAGAATCGCTTGGGCCTGATGTTCCGGCCCGGTGGCGATGCGCTGGCGCAGCCGGTCGATCGGATCGCCTGGGGTTAGGTTTGTGACAGGCTGCTTGCGCTCGATCTCGTGGACGCGCTCGATATAGCCCTCCAGCCGGGCCACGCGCAGGGCATTGCGTTCGGCCGCTTGCCGGACCCGGGATAGATCGTCGCGCGCATCATGCAGTTGGCCCGCGACATCATCGGCCATATCCGAGACCTTGCGAACCTCCTCGGTGGCCAGCTTCAATTGGTGGCGCGCTTCGGCGAGCGGTGTGCGCTTCTTCGTTGGCTTGGATTTCATGGCTCAACCCGCCGGCTTGTGCTTGCGGTCGCGCAGCCAGTGTATGGCCTCTTCGATCTTGGTGATCGCCAGCGAATAGCTGCGGTGTCGGCCGAGGGCATTGATCCGCTCCTCGATCCGGTTGAGATCGATCATGATGTCGTCGATCTGGTCATCCTGCTTAGCTGTAAGCCCGTTGTCGAACTTCATCGGAGTGTCAGGCGTGCTATTTCCCATATTCAATTCCTCTTGGCCGCGTTCTTCGCCGCGGTCCTGATGGTCTCGTTGAGCGCGTCTTGCTTCCGCTGGTTCTCGGCGATGCGCAGGCCGAAAGCGGCAATGTCCTTGTGAATGGCGTCCATGATCTTGTCGAGCGGCGCGTGCTGGTCGAGGCCGATGTCGACGCGGCCCACCATAATTCCGAAGCACGTCATAAAGCCGCCGACGAATGACACCTCATCAGGCGCTGGGCTGCCCATGCCTCGCTGCACGCGGTCGAATACCTCGAACGCTTTGTCGATAATGTTCCGGTTGTCGCGGATATCCGGCATTTTTCTCTCTTTCGATGTGGGCGATTCCAAGAACAGTGAGTCGCAGCCACCTTGAACCATGGAACATGCGGATGACAAGGCCCCGGTGCTGCAGCCTCCTGATCCGATCAGAATCTGGGTTTGGCCGATATCCAGGGATGCAATCGGTCTTCACCCATCCGTCGCCGCCGTGAGCCATCGAGGCGAGGCTTTTGTCATGGATCGCCTGCATCGCGTCGAGATACCAAGTGGTGCGCTCGATCTGCCGGCGCATTTTATATCGCTCCGCCTTCGCGTATCCGCCGATCACCGAGGCCCCTGTTGATGCCGTCGCAGAGCTCCTGGGCGATCCGCTCGGCGACATAGCGGCGCTCGCGCGGGCCCAGCTGGGCCCGATCAAACTGCACCCTGCTGATCGCATAGCGCATGTCATGCTCGGCATATCCCGCATCGGTAATGCGGAGCCGCAGGTATTTGCGGCCTTCCCATGTCGTGTCGCTATCGACCACGACCTGCAGCAATCGCTCGATCGTGTAAGTGACGCTATCGGATAGCGTGCCGCTGTCGGTCACCAGCGGCCCCAAATTCGGCATAATACGCAACTGCGCCATATTTTCTGGGTGCGGGTGGCTATAGCCATGCGTTCCTGGGCGGAATGAGGAGAAATCGCCCAGTAGATGCTTGATCTCCGCATCCCATGTTTCGACGTCTTGCTTTAGGCGGTCGAATTTATCGCGCAGCTTGCCATTGGTCACTCGCTCACCAGCCAAGAGATGCCGCATATTGTGCGCCTGTTCCTCTTTTGCGGCGATCTCCGCGCGCATGCGGCGCTTTTGGTTCCGGCCGAAACGGTTACCCATGGATGAAATCCCTCTCGGTCGACGGCGGCACGTAATGCTCATCGAAATCGTCCATCATCTGGATGATCTCGATCACCTTGGCGCGCAGTTGGGCCGGCGTCTTGACCTGGGCCTCGATATCGTCGGCCAAGGCGCGGAGTTCTGACTTGATCTCAAGCATGGTCGGTCCTCCCTTTGATCAGGCCGATGATTGCTTCGATCAGGCCTTCGGTAAGATGGGATGGCGGGAAAGGCCGGCGGTCGATCTCATCGCGGAGCCGCTGCCATGTGGCTTGGCGATCTCGTTCCTCTTCTGAGCTCACGGGTTAAATCCCTTTGCCGCCGCTTGCATCGCAAGATCGTCATGGATTTCATGGGCAAGCACCGATCCGAGAACGAAGTTGAGGCGGATGAACTCGATGAGCTTGGCCGGCGGGAAATCGACGCCTGTGTCCTTCTTGATCAGGATCGAGAGCTCCATTGCTGATGTGTCAGCCTTGGTTCCCGTTCGACGATGAACGATGGGTTGCCGTTTAGCCATTTTCCTCAAGCCTGTTGTTTGTTCCCTTGTATCCTGTCTATCGCAGGTTGACCAGGGATTTATTGCGTACCGGTAGATTCCACTAAATCAACTCGTTAATTAAAGATCGGCTGAGCATGTCAGCCCGCATTCCACGTCATAGTCCGCATCATCTATCGGCTCGAAAAGGGTTGGTGCTTTGCGCACCTCGGCAACTAAGCCGGCGATACTGTCGCGCCGGTCGAACCATCCCCGTTCTTGCTTACCCTTGTGCTTGCTCTCGTTGTTGGACCACCAAATCGCCCGACTAGGATCATCGGCGATGATGCGCTTTTTGATACCGCGTCCTTTCAAAAAGCACACATCGCAGTTGCCTTCCCATGGCTCAAGGCCAAGATCGAATGGTTGTTCGCGCCAGAACGGCATGACGTGGCCGTTCTTGGTCGCCTTGGCCTTCGCCAGCGGCCACGCACACTTCCTGCCGCGCTTCTCTGCGTTCTCCATGCCCTTGAGGATTCGCATGCCTTCGTCATGGCGCAGCCCGATCACTTCGGTATAGGCGCCGGGCAAGAGACCTAGCGAGGCAGCAAAATCCGTCATAGGCTGCACCTTGAGCCGATCAGTACACCACCGCTCTTTCCAGTTCGGTAGGCGCTTCTTTTTGTCGATCATCGCCTGGAACGGCTCTCCGTTCCGGCTTGCCGAATTATAGCCGACCAGTTCGAAGCCTACGGTATTGTCGCGATATTCGATCCAGTTGACGTGAACATCCCAGCGCACCGAACACTCATGGACAAAGCGAAGCGTCTCCTCCCGCTCTTTCCCAGTGTTGGCAAAGCAGACCCGCACATCTTCCGGCAATTTGCCGTCGTGAGCGCGCAGGATTTCGTGCAGCATATAGGCCGAGGTGCGGCCACCGCTGAACGAGATCAAGGCCGGGCCCTGGATCAGGTAGGGGTTCATCGGTTTCCTTAAGTGGCGTCTAACGCATCTCGTCGTAGTCGAGATAGAAAGCCTCGCCGCAGACTTCACAGCGATATTGCTCGCCATCCATCCCGCCTCCGGTCTCCTTCATGTTTGGGCAGGGGTTGCCCGCGTACTTTTCCGGCTGACAGCCTTGCGGCTGCTTTGATTTGTCGCCTTTATGGTCGCTCATTTTGAGTTTCCCTCTGCGGTCTTTAATGCGGCCATTCCGCTTTTCCCTCGATATTGCCGGCGGAGGGCCCGTGAGAGCGGAATGTCGTTCGTAATTTTTCAAAATTGGGTATCTCGCATTGGTCTAAATGCGTCATTGCGACTGACAATTTCATGCCAGCGCGCTCGTTTCCCGAAAAGTCGCGGATGATCGCATTGCCAACCATTTCTCTGTTCCGCGCGTCGAGCGGGGCAAATCGTAATTTCCCCTGCCATTCGTTTTCGACATTTGTGTCATCTGGATAAGACAGTTCAGACGCTTCCGATGGAAGCAGCCCGGCGCCATGCCGGGTGATGTAGGAGCGTAGCACATAGACCACGTTCATTCGATCGATATTGCATTCGCGGGAGAGCTCCGAGACGTTGCGCAAGCCCGTGTGGCTGTGGGTCACATGCGGGAAAAACGTCATGTTGTCCTGATCCAGAAGTAGGCCCTGGGCTCCCTCGAACACGATATCGCCCGGGTGCGCTGCCATCAGGCGACTATCGCAAAAACTGATATGCGAGCGCATCAGCCGGCAGTCTTCGAGAAATCGCTCGATCACCTCATCGCTGATCGTCGAATCGACCTGTTTGCGTATTTTGTAAACCCGGTCGCTGAGAAACATTGGATTATCCAGGTCGCCAGCAAATAGGCGGTACTGGGCGTATTTTTGGCGCACCATTGTCGCATGGATGCCGGCGCCGCAGCTGCCATGGCGCTTCTGGCGCTCGCGGTCCTGCCCTTCGATCATGTCGATAACGGTGGTCAGCGGTGCCTCGCGATCGACGAACAGGCGCAGCCGAAGGCCGAGATTGTGCTGCTGGCTCAGAGCCTGGAGCTCCTGATGTTCCTTCATCCACAGGATCGGGTTGACCAGGAAGAACCGCGACAAATAGGTGCGCGCGCCGGCAAGCGTTCCCGATCCGAAATGGTGGAACACATGCCTGATTCCGGTCGGAGTGACGACGGTATGTCCTGCTTGGGCCCCACCATTGAAGCGCACCACCAGCGGTTCGGAGCCAGCTAGCCGACAAAAATAGTCCGTGAAAAGGCCCTTACCTTCGTCTCCGAACACTGCTCCGATTACCGCGGTGGCGCGCTTCATTGGTCGCTTCCTTCTATGGCGCGAAGATTGCCCCTAGGAGCGCCCAAATCAGCAGCACCCCAAGGCTGACAAACACGTATTCCATCAGAGCGCGACGGGGCCGCTACCAGCCTTCTCGGCCGGCGTCAGTCCCTTGATCGCATCCCGCACAACGAGGCTGGTGTCCCCGCTCCAGGAATGCGCGACCGCATCCTTGTCGCGGCCCTCGGTCACCTCGATCACCGAAATGATGGTCTCTACCATCTTGGTGTGGTCATTGAGCTCGATCACATGCTGGCCGAGCAATTCCCGCCAACGCGCGTTGGCCCGCGGCGCCGCCGGATAGCCCTGGAATGTGCCTTGCTTGATGATGATGTGGAACACATGCCAATTGCGCTGCACCGAATCGATGAGACGTTCGGCCGAGATGTAGCTGGTGACCTGATCGCCGAACCAGCGCTCGATCTGGGAGGACTCTATCCTCTCTTGGGGCCCTTCGTCGCCGACGGTGAAGATATAGCCCTTCCGGCCTTCGGCGAAGGCATCGCATTTCGTCCGATTGAGGGCGAAATAGAGCGGCCCGAGATAGCTTTCATGGTCGTTGCCGCCGCCGCCGCGCTCCAGGTGGAGCTCCTCGACCTGCTTACCGATGGTCACGGGATCGCCCTCGAATTGGGTGGCCTGCACCGGCGACCGATCATAGTCCATGTCGCCGATCGCCATCGCGAGCACGTGCGGATCGGAGACCGGCCCGCGCTTGATGATCTCCTCGAACAGCGTACCGAGCGCCTTGTGGCAGGCGTCGACCACCGGGCCCATGCTGCCGGTGACGTCGAGGCCCACGATGATCGGTGTCGGGTGCGGGTTGATGTCCGATTTGACAGATTCGCGGACCTTGATCTCTTTCGCTGTGAACGCGGCTTTGGCCGAGCTCGCCCTGAATTTCGTCGTATGATCCAGGTGCGACGTCGAGCGGGCGTATGCCGCATAGGCGCCAGGGTCGAATGTGGTGTTTCCCATTTTACGTTCCTTCTGGGTAAACGTCTTCGCCGGTGATAGGCAGCTGATGGAATCGGCGGGGTCCAAAGCTGTCGGAGAGAATCTTCGGCCATCTCTCATATTCGGCAAAGGCGGTCTTGGCCGGCGGCATCTGGAGCCACTGAGCTATGGGGGCAGGGATATCGGCGCTACCGCGCAGCGATCCACCGGACAGATCGCCGAGACAGGCGCGGCCAACCGCCTTGATGCTCTCAAGGTCGAGTTCGTGGGTGGCTATTTTGTGCGCCAGGAGCCGCCGCGAGGCCAGCTGATACGTTGCCGGCGGCAGATGGGTAATTAGCTTGCCCGGGTCGACAGCGTACCACCAGCCTCCGTATAAGGCTGCAGCGTGCTTCTGAGGAGAGACGAATACCGTGGTCGGGCTGATGCCGTTGTGGGAGATATTGGCCACGGTCAGGAAACAGGCCAGATTGAGCAGCCTGGAGATGACCCATGCGGTATGCTTGGCCTCGATCTTCCCGCCGAGGTAAGCGATCAAATCGGAGAGCAAAACCTCATCGGGTTGCTTGCGGGTCGAGATGATCCACTTTTCTGCCGTCTCGATATTGCGGCCGATCGCCGGCATCAACGGGCCGATGCTGCGACGGAATTGCTCGGTTGGATATTTCAGCGATCCGATTCGCTTCACCCCGCGCAGCATCAGGTTTTCGTGCTTTTTGTCGATCACGAATGTGACAAAATGCATCCCGACCAGCATTTCGCCGAGCTCGAAAGCATGACGTTTCCGGAACCTGATCCGGTATTTCTTGCCAGTCACCGCGGTGACGTGCATCTCATTCGCTGGCGACCATAGGCCAGCCTTGATCCGCTGCTGCGCCGCGCGATAGAGTGCCTGGATATGGTCGACCACTGCTGCGGCTTCCGGCGCTTTGTTGCGGTCCGGGTGCCATTCCATCACCAAGCCGCCGAACTCGCTACGGAGCAGCGTGGGCGTCTTGAACAGGCGCTCGGGCTGGTCGACCGGGATGGCCAGAATTGCTGCGGCGTTCATGCTTCACCTTGCTGATCTGGAATGCTCTCGAACTCATAGCCGGGCCATGCCGGGAACTTCGGCAAACCACCGGTCTTGGCAAAAAACCGACCCATCAGCCAGACCAGCCGGGCGATATAGAGCGGGACCTGTTTTTTGTCCCGCTCGAACTCGCGAATCCGGTTGATGACGTTGCGATCGGTGCCCGTGTAGCCGATGGCGCGGCCGACCTGGAGCTCATCGAGCCGCATGGCGAGCCGCAGCCGCTTGAGCTCCGCGCCGTTCATCGCTCGCTCCTGACCGGACGCGGCGCCACCGGCGCGGCAACGGTCCATCCCAAGACCGTCGCCATCAACTTCAGCTGCAACGGGGACAGCAGCACCATTTCGCCATTCTGTCCCTTCAGCAGCACTCCTCCGTCCACATAGGTGACCATCTTGACCGGATGGCCGTCATCATCGCCGCCAAAGCTATGGCGCGACGTAACCGTGCATCCCTCCAGTTCCGTCATGCGAATCTCCTGTCCGGCTCGATCACGGTGAACCCGCCGATGTAATCGGTGTCGTCGCGCAGGCCGCGCGCGCGGCGCCAGTCGCGGCGCTCGAAATAGGCGATTGTCTCCAGGTTGAGGATTTCCGGCCGCACATAGGCGGCCGGCGGGTTGGGTCCGTCAAACTTCACTTGCGCGCGAGCGCTGGCTATAGCGACCAGATAGGCGCGGTCGATCTCGCCGCGCGCGGTGATGAGGAGTTTGGGGTTGAACATCGATCAGCCCTCCTTGCGATCAGAGGGCAGGCCACCGACATCGCGGGCCAGAGGCGCCCACCCCATTTTCTCGGCGCATACCGGGCCGATACCGGCGTTCTTCCACTTTGACCTCAACGTCGCATTGCAGACGCAGCAAATGCCAGTGGTCTGGCCGTAAACCTTCGCGGCCTCGGCCGGATCAGCGATGAAAGCCAAAACCTGCTTTTCCTGCTCAGTGGAGCACTCACGCGAGGCGAATAGCCGCCCATTCTGGATTTTGCCAAGGTAGGTCGAGCCACCCTTGACATAAAGCGCACCAGGGTTTTTGCCGTCGGCCTTGGCCGGGGAGATCGTGATGCCGCCGATCGTGATCTTCGGCGTGCGCATCGAAAGGCCATTCTTGGCTGCATGTGCCTTGGCGCGATCGAACGAAGCCTTCAGCCGATTGATCCCGGCTGCATCAGCCTGCGGCGCCGCCTGTGCGCGCTCGGCTGCCTGGGCCTGCCGAGCCCGGTCCTTTTCCAGACAACGCAGGCAGGCCTCGCGCTGGCCGGTGGTGATGTCGCCGAAGCGCGCCACGGCGTCATACATCTTGGCGGCAAATTCAAAGGTCGCCTTCTTGGCCTCGATCCACGCCGCGACGTCCGCATGCTGCGCAGCAAAAGCGGCCCACGCCGCATCAGCCTTGCGCTCGGTGCGCTGGGCGGCCTGCTGGCGATTCGCGGCACGCTCGGCAGCGCTGGTCTTGAAGTTCTGACCGCGTGCACCCTTGCACTTGAAGCAAATTCCCCATCGGGTCTGGCCAGTGCCCCGGCAGCGGGTGCATGGCTCCCAATTCATTGGGGTATAGCCGGCCGGCGCGCGCGCAGCGGTGGCCCGGACTTCGCTGGCATTGGTGATCGCTTCGTCGAGCGCGTCAGCGGGGAAAAAATCGGTGTTCATGATGCTGGCTCCAGAGCCCCAATGGCTCGACCGGAACATTGCCAGAAATAGCAGCTATGGTCAACTGCTAGTTTACAGCGGCTTGTCGTAAATCACGAGGACCGCGTTCACCCCGGTGCCGGATTCCTTGAATGATCCGGCCGGCAGAGGGACTATCTCGCCGCAGCCCTCGATCATCTGCCGTACATGCTGATAGAGCGGTGTTTGGCGGAACATCACCGCGGCAGACATGATCGCCACGATCCTCCCGCCGGGCTTCAAGAAACCCCATGCATGGAGGAAATGTGCCGCATCCTGCTGCTTGGCGAACGGCGGATTCATGATGATTCGGTCAAATCCTGGTTCTGCCTCGACTTTCATAAAGTCGGCGCATGTAGCGGCAAAACCGAGTTCTTGGAGCGCCGCAACGTGACGCTGCACGATATCGAAACAGGCGATATTGGCCCAGCTGCAGCGCTCATCGTCGGCCTGCGCCTCATCGCGCGCGGCGATAGCGAGAGCGCCCATGCCGGCGCTCGGCTCCAGGATCGACATCCCGCTGTGATCGAGCTTAAGGTGTTGCGCGGCGCGCTTGGCCAGGGCCGGCGGGGTGTAGAAAATGCCGAGCTCTTGCTTGGCGTTGCCGATCGTGCCGGTCAGGATCGCTTGATCGATGATCTCGGTGGCGTCCTCCTCGAAATGGTGCGATCTGGTCTTTTTGTTCCACTTGCCGCCAGCAGCGCGCAATACCTTGTCGACCTTTTCGTAAAGCTTGCGGTCGAGTTGCCGCGGCGGCATCACTACGCAGGCCGGCGCGAGCGTGCATTCAGAAAGGATAGCCAAGGTTTCCTGGTCGATCTGGAGAGGCATGATGCGTCCTATTTTTGGGGAAAGAGCATTCCGCGGTGGGCCCCGGTCTGGATAGCGGTTCTGACCGCCGGCTGGGCCGCTACTCCCGGGCCGGATTAGGTGCCCACCTCGGGATGCTCTCGTGGATATCGAAGGACGGATTAAGCGGGATGCTGCCGACCCGCCGCGCGCTATGCAACCATTCTCGCAACATGCCCTAAGACGCTTGTCCGCAGGACTTTTATGCTAATCCGCCCGTCGATATCCAGGAAGTTGCGGAGGGGCCCATCTGGGGGCTGGGGGCTGAGGAGGCCCCTCCGCATTGTGCCGTCTTACGCGGCCTCGGCGAGCACCTTCCAGTCGGCCTTCGGGAGCTCGATGATCTGAGCCCCAACCCGCTCCAACTCGGTGGCGCGATCGTAATCCGGAACTTCCTGCGAGTACCGGGTGATGGCGTTATACATGCCGAACCTCGACAGGTCTCCGCCCTCGATCAGATGCCGCAGAACGCCCTTTCCTTCGGTCTCGTTGAGACCCAGTTTCTTGGCTGACAGGTTGACCACCTTCACGATGTCGTCGGCAACGATCTTGTCGGCCACGGTGCCCTCGATCTTGTCGACCAGGGCATCGAACTTGGCGCGGTCGAACACCGCCTTGACCACATCGCGAACCGTGCTCCACAGCGCGGCGTTGTTCAGCTTCTTGGACTTGTCCGAGAGCATCGCGTAGAGCTCGCCCTCGGCGATGTTCTGCTTCTGTCCGAGGTGGGCGCGGCGCATCGAGCGCTCACCGAACGAGGCCAGATTGGAGCAGAAGCTGTCGTAAACCCCGCCCTGGATCGAAAGCGCGCCCATCCCAACTTCGCTGTTGGAAATGGTGATCGAGGGCGACGTCACCCGCACGATGGTGTGGCCACCGTCACCGAACCGCGCGCCGGTCTTGGCGAGCTCGCGCTCGACCTTCTTGTCGACGGCCTTGATGTAGAGCCGACGATCGGTGATCTCGCAGGACATGATCGCGAGATTCATGTCGAGCAGGACCGGCAGGACGGCTTCGGCGAGGTCTTCGTTCTCCATGTCGGGCGAGAACTTGTCCGATAGGAAGGCGCGGGCCTTGCCGTCCAGGGTGCGCACCATGCGCGGCGCCGGATTCTTCTGGAACCATGCGTTCACGTTGTTGGCGAGCAAGCCGGGGTCCTGGGCCAGCATGCGGTCGTAATAGACCTTCGGTATTTCGAGGTGAGAGCCGATCTGCGCGTGAGCGATATCGTTCACCTGGAAAGACTTGTCGTGGCCCACACAGAGCTCGGCCTGGGCGGTGAAACCCATGTTCTTGGTGTTGGCGACCAGATCAGACTTCGCAGCGGCGCGGCGTTCGATTTCCTGGGCGAGCTCGGTAAGGGTGCGACCTGATTTCATGAGATGCTCCTGGTTGAAGTGGCGAGCCCCTGTGGCTCTCCAGTGCCGTTCTTATTGCACGGCGGGGCGGTGCTGTCAACTGCCGGTTTACTCAATTCGTGCGGCCACAGCAATTCGACTGGGACTCGCGTCGTCGGCAACCATGGCGCCGGACCCCACATATCCCGCCAAACGTGATCATCCCGCCACTTAGCGAGAACTTTTTCCCACTGGCGATGATTGAATTGCTGATAGCTCTGTGGCTCGGCGCCCGCGACCAGTTTCGAAATCCCGATCGTATCGAAAATCCTCTCACTGAGGAAAAACTGCAAGTGCTTGATAAATTCCGGGTCCTTACCAGCCTTCTGCTTGGCGTAGATCGGGATGGTTTTGATCACCAAGGCCTGATCCTCCTCCGCCAACCACCGGAACTTCTCGAACGCCTTCTTTTTCGAAGTTCCCTCTTTGCGCGGATATGGTCCCCACACCTCGTTCTCGAACTGTTCTGTGTATTCGATTCCACCCTTGGCTTTGCGCTTACGCTCCTGCGGCTTCGCAGGAGGACTAGATTCCTGTTCTTCCTGTTCTTCCTGTTTATTATGGTGGTCAGCAGTGTCCACCGGTGACCCCTGTTTTTGTCCACCGGTGAGGCCGCTTTTGTCCACCGGCGGTGACAGGGTGACAATTTGTCCACCGGTGATCGTGATCAATGAATTGTCTTGGGTGCCGTCCGGTCGGCGGCGCCGATCGATGCGAATCAGGCCGCGCTCCACCAATTCATCGAGCCGGCGCTGGATCGTGCGGCGCGACACCTCGGTGTCATAGGCGAGACAGTCCAGGGAAGGCCAGCAGGCCCATGTCAGGCGATCGGCGCGGTGCGCAATCGCGATCAGCAGGCTTTTCAAGGTCGGGTCCCCTACCCGGATTTCCATGGCCCACGCAACGGCTTGATGACTCATTTCCAGTCCTTCCAAATGTGAAGAACCAAATGAGAACGGAGCCCTTGAAAAACTGCTTCTCGCTGCTATAAACGAGATGCGTCCACTCGATGGCTCGGTTTCCGTTCGCACCGGTTCCGAATTTTAGGGCGGCTCCCTTGCCGGGGGGCCGCCCTTTCTTTTACGCCTTCGTCACATTGACTCGCAAGACACTAGCCCTAGCGCCTATCCATGTCGCGCACCGCATTAGAGCCGATATCGCAGAATAGCTCGACGGTCCCGGCCGGGCCCATGCGTTGCTTTGCGATGATCGCCTGCAGCATGTTGTGGGCCGCGTCCACCTTTCGTTCCCATTCCCCGTGCGCCGGTGTGCCCTGCTCCGGTTCCGAGTTTTGCAGGTAATAGGATGGCCGGTATAGAAAAATCACGGTGTCGGCATCCTGCTCGATCGAGCCCGAGGAGCGGAGATCGGAAAGCGTAGGCCGCTTGTCCTCCCGGGTCTCAACGACGCGGTTCAGCTGCGCGAGCAGAACCACTGGGATTTCGAGCTCTTTGGCCAGGGCCTTCGCCGCGGCCGTGATCTCGCCGAGCTCATAGACCTTGTTGCCGGAATAGCGGGTGCCGGCCTTGATCAGGTCGAGGTGATCGATTGCCAGGAGATCGAGGCCCTCCCGCCGCTTCAACTGCCGCGCGCGCGCGCCGATCTGACTCATCGTGACGCCAGCGCGATCGTCGATCGTGATGGGCAAGTCGGCCAACCGCACCCCGGCGTCCCGCACCTTATCGAACATCCGCTCGTGGAATCTGCCGTTTCGCAGATAGAAATACGGCATCTTTTCAGTGCTATGATCGAAAATGACGTCGGAGATCATGCGTTGGGTCAGGGCAAGAGCGCTCATTTCCAGGGAGGAGATCATCACCCTGCGGCCCATCTCGGCCTGCCGGCGTAACAGCGTGAGGATCATGGCCGACTTGCCCATGCCTGGGCGCCCGCCCAGGATCACCAGATCGCCAGGACTCATTCCGCCGGTTTTGGCGTCGAGATCGCGCAGCGTGAACGCAACGCCCATCGGCCGCCCATCGTTGGCATAGGCTTTGGCGGTGGCGTCGATGGCTTCCGCCACCGCGCGCCGCATAGTGATTGCCCGGCCTGCCGTGGCCCGCTGTGAGACCACGGCATCGAGGGCATCGATTGCCTCGGCCGCCATCGACACCGCGTCCAGGTCTTCCCTGGGTGCCAGGGCGCGGCCAACCTCGGCAATCCGTCGCCGATCGGCGAGCTCGTGGATGTGGCGCGCATAGTCCGGAGCATTGATGATCGTGGTCGCCTCGGCGGCCAGCCGCGCAAGATATTTGCGCGTCGTCATGCCCGGGGTGATCTCGACATCCTCGACAATGCTGATCAGGATTTTCCAATCGACGAGTTTTCCCGCGGCAACCAATTCGGACATGATCCGAAAGAGGTAGCCGTGGATCGGTTCCCCGAAATCCTCCTCGCTGACGATGCCGTTGACGTAGCCGAAGGCTGCATTGTTGATCAGGATCGCACCGAGCAGGCCTTGCTCGGCTTCAATACTGACGGATTCCCATTTTGGTGCTGGAATCGGGATCATGTGATGTTGTTCCCTTGGTGCGCGGTTTTTTCTTCGGCTTGCATTCGATGCAAACCAGTTCGATCCTGACCGGACCTTTAACGGCATAGGTGACGGTGCACTCTTTGCCGCAGCGATCACAAATCTCCATCGACTTTCCTTTGCTGCTGACAAATGTTGAATTTGTTGGCCTCGTTCCCCCGCACTATCCAGCCCGGCCGTTGCTCGCGCCCAAACAGGTCGAGGTATGGCCCCTCGCAGTAGCGCTCGATCCGCGCGAAGGTCTCATCCGGCTTGCGGGAATGCTCCCGCAGCGGCGCGGTGATGATCTGGCGCACCGAGGCCGAACGCCGCTCCGGGCTGCCCTTGCGGCCGAGGACCACATATTCGGCGTTCTGCCGGGTGGTGTGGCCCTGTCCAAAAAACCACATTGCGTCCTGCATGTAGCAGAGCCATTGCGGGTGCCAGCGCTCGTTCAGCTTCAGCCATACGAACGCCATCGCGGTTGGCTCAAAGCCCCATGCGCGCATGATCGGCACATGCTGCCCGGTCGACAGGAACGGCCCGGTTACCCAAAAGAACAGATGGCAGTCGTCGGCAGTGTGCGCCTCGACCGGTAAGCGCATAATGTCGGACAGCGACATGCAGTCATAATGGGCCTGGGCGCTTTTCTCCTCGCCCTTCTCGGAATAGGCCTCAAAACGCCAGGGGACATCCGCGTGCACCGCGCGGAAATGGCGATAGGGCAGCCCTTCAAGCAGCGTCACCAGCCCCTCCCAATTAGCGGCCGCGCGCGCCACTTCGCCACCAGCATGGCCTCGGCGCGCTGGTGATCCTTTTTCCGGGTCAGGAGATAGGCCGAATGCGGGAACAGGCGCAGCGCCAAGCGACGCGACTCCTCTTTGTCGGAACTGAGCGCAAAATATCGCTTCCACACTGCCGGCTCGACGAACTCCGGCTCGATCTGCAACACCATGCGCACCGTGGCGCGCAGCTGGCCCGCGGCCATGCCGAACCGGAAGGCACTTGCCGAGCCCATGGAGCGCCGCTCTCCGTCCTCATCAGGAATCGAGGGCATCGCCCTCACGTTCTCGATCACCGCATGGGAGACCCTCCCAAGCCGGCGCAGCCACCTTTCCAGAGCGAAGTCATCGATCTGGCGCTTGGAGCCGTCGGGCATGGTCGGGAGATCGATGGCATCAGCGATAAACTCGGGTCCGTCGGCATCAGCCGGGCATAGAGCCGCGGCGCTCCCATTGATGCCGGGATCGAAACCGATAATCAGCCCCATGTGATATTCCTTTCGAGCCCCTATGGCTCCAGAAGAAGTGTGCGGGAGTTGCTAACCTTGCAGGGTCCACCAAGAAACCGAACAAGCGCCCCAGATTAGCTTTCGGCACCGATCCTCCCGCCGACCGATATTGGTCCTCCGCCGTTCGGTAACCGTTAATGCTTCTGGAAAATGCCGCTGCCGCCGCTTGGCGCTTCATCAGCCACGGCCAACTCACGCTGGCGAGCAGCGAACTGAGAGCGCGTCATCGGCGTGCCAGAGGTTGGCTCGCTCACCGTGACGCTTTCGACGTCGCCGCCCTCGAACTCCGCGGCATCCTCGGCCTTCTGCGCTTCGATCTTGGCGCGCTCGGCCGCCTTCTGCGCTTCGTCCGCGGCAATCGCAGCCTCCGGAGTTTCTGGCTCCAGCTTCTTGATGCCACCCTTGATCCGCTTCTCCTGGTCGTCGTGGAAACCCTTCATGAAGGCGCGATACTGCTCGGTGCCGGGATCATAGCCCGGCTTGGCCGCCTCGCCCTGCATGCTGCATGTCACGCCCTCGTCATAGGCGCGGTCGACCGCCGGAACCCGCTCATCCTGGACGAACATATCCAGCTGGGCGCCGAGATCGCAGCCCATCCATTTCGCGATGGTGAGATCGCGGGCAATCGCCGCCTTGCGGGCCTTCTCACCCTCGGCCTGCTGCAGCTGGAAAGCGATTTCGAAGTCGTTCTTGAGAAAACCGTCCTTCTTGGCCGTCTTGTAGGCATTGCGGAGATTGGCGTTTGCCGTGTTCAACTTGGCCTTGAGATCGGCGATCTTCGGCAGTGTCTGCAGGAACAACGCGCGGCTTTCCTCATCGACCGGGGAATTGAACCGCTGCTCGATCGGAGGTGGCGTCTTGTCCTTGGCCTTCTTGTCAGCCTTCGGGGGCTTTGGCGCCGTCGCGCCACCGGCCGCGGCCTTCGCAGCTGCCTTTGCCGCCTTCTGTTCTTCCGTCATCGGTGGCCGGCCGCGGCGCGGCGCCTCCGCGCTCTTTTCCTTCGTCATGGGTGTTCTCGCTCCGTTGTTTTACGCAAAATCCGAGGGTCGGAGATGCGCTTTGGGTATTCCGGTCTTTTGGTTGATTACGGTCACATATTTCACGGGCAAAGTCTTCCACTTACTGACCGCCTGTTTCGAAATCCCCAAAAAATCGGCAACTTGCGTCTTGGTCCAACCCCAACCGTCCTTTGCCGTCAGATCGGCGAAGGCCTCCTCATCAGTCGCTGGGATCGGGGAAAGCGCATTTTTCATGATTTGTCTGATTATCACGTCAACGCGAGGTTGACAATAGCGGCGACCGGGCGTAAATAGGGGGTACACCGAAACGAGCCATCGCGGCTCTGGAGCATCACATGGTCTACCTCGTTTCCGCCAAGCTCTCGACCGGCCTTTCCATCTCTAATGTAGAGTTCCTCTCCAAGGCTGGCGCAGAACGCGCCGCGGCGCACCTCATCGCTGACTATGCGGCAGAGGGCATCGTTGCGACCGTCACCATCACCGAGGCCTGAAATGATTGTTCTGAGCAAGGGCCAAGGCATCATGGCGGCAAAGCGCGGCTTCGTCGAGGGCCGCGACTTTATCTCCTATGATCAGGTTCCGTTGGGCCGGTTCGATTTGGTTTGGAGCATCGAGCGCTGGGTCGATCGCCGTACCACGGACGGTCTGGTTTTGGCTGCAGACGGCAGAAATGCCAGGAGCACAACATGATCAACAAGTCCGCTTCCCCGATCGGCATCCTCCAGTTCTCCAACGGGAACAAGACCGCGCTTTTCATCGGCGCCAACAGCAACACCGGTGAGACCATCGTTTGGCAGTCCGTCAACGGTCGCCGCGCCACCCGCACCACCGGCCGCAATATTGCCGGGCTCGCCGGAGAGGTGAAGCACGTCTTGGATAGCGGCGAGGCCACCTGGGTGGAAACGCCCAATAAGGCCGCGCTGTCTTGCCTGTTCAGCGTGGCCAAGTCGTGAAGCCGCTCACCCACCTCGACGTCGCCTGCTGCGGCGCGGCAGGCTTCGTGCTCGCCGTTGCTGCTTTCGTCATTCACCTCTTTTTCTAGGGAGACCCCAATGCCCTTGAACGAACCCCTTAATCCTCGCGCTGTCCCCGGTTCCAATGAGGCTCCGGATTATGCCAAGCTCGTTACCGAGCGCATCGCGGCGGAATATGCCGAGTTCAACACCACCTTGGCCGAAATGCTCGATCAGGCCCGCGCGCTGCCGAGCCCGATCCACAACGATGAGGACGCCCTGTCGAGCGGCGCGCTGATCAAGCGCTTCCGCGATCTCGACGGCCGGGTCGAGGCGGTGCGGGTCCTGGAGAAAGAGCCGTACCTGCGCGGCGGCAACGCGGTGGACTCGTTCTTTAATGCCCTGCGCGACAAGATCGGCAAGAGGGTCAAGACCGACCGTTCCGCCAAGCCCGGCGCCGCCGACGTTCTGCAGGCCCGCATCAACGACTACCAGGATCGCAAGCTGGCCGTCGAGCGCGCTCGCCTTGCCGCTGAGCAGGCCGAAGCTGCGCGCGTGGCGCAAGAGGCCGCCCGCAAGGCCGCTGAGGAGGCGCGACAGGCCGAGGAAGCCCGGCTGGCCGCGGAGCGCGCGCGCAAGCCGGAGAACATCGCGACCAAGAGCGCCGCGGCCGTCGAGCAGGAGCGCCGCGCGATCGAGGTCGAGATCGAGGCCAAGCGACAGGCCGAACAGGCGGAGGAGGCGCGTCTCAATTCGCTGGCTTCTACCGCCGATCTAGTGCGCACCCGTGGCAGCGATGCCTCCGGAGCCGGCGTGCTGCTCACCTCTGCCAAGGAAAACTACGCGCTGCTGGTCGACCGCAACAAGGTCGATATGAACGCGCTGCGGCCATACTTCACCGACGCCGAGATCGAGAAGGCTCTGCGCGGCTGGGCCAAGGCCACCGGCTATCGGACCAGGATGGAAGGCGCCGAGATCGGCCAGCGCAATAAGGGCGTGACGCGGTGAAGGTCGAGATCACCATCGCGCCCATGCATGGCCCGGTCGACCCGCCGCCGATCGCGATCACCATCAAGCGTGGTAGGCAACGCATCCGCGTCGAGTTGCGGCCAGAGGATTTTGCTCTGGCCGTTACCGGTCGCTTGGTCCATGGCGAGATCACCGGTGGCTCTTTCGATGAGGTGGAGCCCCTGCGTGAAGATGCCTCTGACGTCTTTGGAGGATACGAGCCATGAAGCGGCCCCGCCCCTACATCCCGCTGGCCGTCCGGGTGGAAGTCGCCGAGCGCGACGTGCCGAAGGGCGCATGGTGGGAGCTCTATTCTCTGGCAGTCGAGAGAGGGCGGCTGACGCTTGGCAAGCGCCTCATGATCCTGCTCGGGCACCTGCCGAAGGGCGCCCAGCTTGACCACGATCCCGCGCTGATCCTGCGCCCCTATGTCGACGGCTTCTATTCGCCACTGGCCAACGATCCGGCCTATCTGGTCTACCGCGAGAAAGCCGAGCACCAGCAGAAAACCACCGGTCGCAAGCCCGGCGCCGAGCGCACCATCACCACCAAAGGCTCCGACATCGGCCTAAAGGCAAAATTCGCGAAGCTGGAGAAACGGACCAAGGCATCACGGCGCCCGAAGCATAAGATTCCGTCGCGGCCATTCCCGAAAAACACCAGGGGATTTCGATGAGCAAGATCACCGGCGATTGGCTCTACAACACCGCGGTGCGGCCCGATCCGAGCCAGCCGCCGGCCGGCTATATGCGCATTGGCCAGGGCATGCCGATCCGCAAAGGCATCTTGGCCAATGCCGAGGTCGACCGTCCGCTGATCGATATCATCCATGAGGCGACATTTTCTCGCCCGATCGGCCTGCAATGGGTCAATGATATCTATGCATTCCGTACCGCATTGCGGAAAGCGCACTGCTTCACGATCGATACCGCGACATCGGCGCTGCTGGCCGATTTCAGCATCGCAATCTCCACCGATCTCGACAGCGTTCGCCAACTGGCGGCGCCGCCGTTCCCGACGACATGGTTCGAAATTGACAACGTGGCGCGGCTGCGGCGCATCGTCGAGCTCGGCCATAAACTGTCGGAGATGGCCAGCAATGATCCGGTCGCGCGCGTCGGTTGGCTGATCACCTCGCACGGCGACGAATACCTCGCGAACTATTGTTGCGTGACGCTGCAGGGCCCGGTTATCGCCCCTATGGCCTATCGCTGGCGCACCGGCGCGCGCGGCATCCAATCGCCCAAGGATACGCCAACCTCGGTCGCCAATAATGACCGCATGTGCTTCAACATGAAAGGAAGTGGCGTTCTCACTGACGACGCTTCCATTACAAAAGCATGGCCGATCCCCGGCGAGGGGGAATTTGTATTGAGCCGCCAGGAAGTCGACCTGATGTTCGAGCTTTCTGGCGAACTCCGCTACATCTTTGCCCTGCTGCTGACGCTGGGCGCCTCCAATGCCGGCGCGACCCCTTCGTTTTCCCCGCAGGCGCCGAGCGCCGCGGCGCCCTTCGAGGCCAAAGGAAAGACGCTATTTCCGATCGAGCATAAGGTGCTCACCATCAAACTCGGCCGCAAGATGACCGCGGATAAAGTTGCCGCGCGGGTGATCTCTGGCCACAAGAAGAGGTTCCATGAAGTGCGCCACCACCTGCGGCGGATCAAGACGCCCGACGGCGGCACCCGACTGGTCAAGGTGAGAGAGCACAACCGCGGCGATGAGCGCTTGGGAAAGATCGTCAAGACATATCGGGTGGAAAAATGAGTACGATTCTCAAGCCAGATACGAACCCGGTGTTGATCTGCACGTCCTGCGGTCGAGGCTTTCTGGTAATGCCGCCCTCTGGTGTCGATATCGACCCTATCTGGCGAATCCTCGGTATTCGCGAGGACGGCGGAGTATGCGGCGGAGAGATCAAGGCGGTTGACCGTCTTTTCGCGGCCAAGGTTGCGGAACAATACGTGGAAATAGGAGGCGACGAATGGCTGCGCGGAAAAAGGAAGTCATAACCCTGGATCAGGTCCGGGAACCGATGTCGTTCGATGAGCAATTGCTGCGGATCGCCAGCAACCCATCGATCCCGGTCCCTCGGCTGAAAGAGATCGCCGAGCTCCGCCGGCAGATGCGGCTCGATGATGCCGAGGAAGCATTCAATCAGGCGCTGGTAGACTGCCAGGAGGAGATGCGGCCGATCGAGGCTGACGCTGCCAACGACAGCACCAGGAGCAAATACGCCACGCTCTATGCCGTCGACAAGGCGCTGCGGCCGATCTATTCGAAATACCGATTCAGCCTGAGTTTCGACACCACCGACTGTCCCATCGAGGGGCATATGCGCGTGGTTTGCTACGTCGGGCGCGGCCTCTTCACCCGCCGTTACCAATACGACGTCGCAATCGATACCAAGGGCCCGAAGGGCAATGACGTGATGACGAAGACGCATGCCGGCGGCTCCGGCTTCTCCTATGGCAAGCGCTACCTGGAACTCGCGATCTTCAATGTCACGATCGGCGATCCCGGGCGCCCGGCCGACGATGACGGCAACCGCGCCGCCGGCATCGAGCCAATTAGCCAGGAGCAGTTAGCCGAGCTCGTGGCCCTCGCCGATGAGGCCGGCGCCGACAAGGCCAAGTTCTGCAAGGTAATGAAGGTCTCAAGCTTCGCCGCGATCCCGGCCAAATTGTTCGATGAGGCAAGGCGGCAGCTGGAGCGCAAACTGCGCGCCGAGCAGGCCAGGACCGCAAGCCAGGGTGAGCCGCAGTGATCGAGCCAGATATCATCGACTGCGAGCAGGGTTCTCCGGAATGGTTCGCGGCTCGGCTCGGGCTGCCGACAGCCAGCCGCTTCAATGAGGTGCTGCGCGAGGAAGGCAGGGGCGCCGGTGGCGAGAGCAAGACGCGCCGCACCTATCTGAACCAGTTGGCCGGCGAGCGCATCACCGGCGTTCCCATGGAGACATGGAAGAACGCCGCCATGGAGCGCGGCCACGTCGATGAACCGGAAGCGCTACAGCAGTACGAGTTCCTCACCGGGCATACGGTGCAGCGCGTCGGCTTCATCCGCGGCTATCGGTGCGGGTGCAGCCCGGACGGTTTGATCGGCGACGATGGCATGGTCGAGTTCAAATCGACCGAGCCGCACCTCCTGATCGACATCTGGCGCCGCCGACTGCCGCCGACCATGCATTACGCCCAATGCCAGGGCGGGTTGATGGTGGCGCGGCGAAAGTGGATTGATCTGGCGATCTATTGCAAAGGCCTGCCGCTGTTCATTCACCGGTTCGACAAGGACGTTTCCTTTATCGAGCATCTGGAGGGGCAGGTTCACATCTTCAACAAGGAAGTCGACCAAATCGTCGAATTGATCCGAGGTGTCACATGAGGGATTTAGTCGTTTTTATGCTTTATATGGCCGGGTCGTTTTTTGCTTTCGGCCAGGGCCATGACATTGGATCGGGTAAAAAACAGGTCGTCGGGACCTGGGGGTGGATCATCAGTTTCTGTGCAATTTTGGCTGTTATGAGTCTGACCGGCTGGAGATGATCAATGCGTCAGCGCCCGATCCGGTGCATGTGGACCGGCACCCATTTCGTTCCGCAGAACAGCCAGCTGCGCCAATGCCGCGAGCAGTTTGGCGACGGCGAGATCGTCATGCTGGAGCGCCACGAGGAGCGCGACATGAACTCGCACAGCCATTACTTCGCCTCGATCAACGAGGCCTGGAAGAATCTCCCCGAAGCCTTGGACGCGGAATATCCCTCTCCAGATGCGCTGCGGAAAAAGATGCTGATCAAGTCCGGATATGCCAACGAAAAGGTTACGGTCTGCGACACCGCGCACGACGCGGCAATTATGGCGGCTTATATAGCACCGCTGCACCAATACGGCATCGTCGAGGTGCGCGGGAACGTGATCCGCGTTTACGAGGCAAAATCACAGTCTCTCGCGGCAATGGGTAAAAAAGAGTTCCAAGCATCCAAGTGGGCGGTCCTGGATGCGATCTCGGCCATGATCCACACCAGCACCCGCCAGCTACAGGACAATGCAGGGAGATCGGCATGACAAAATATCTCGTGATGGACGTGGAGACCAGCGATCTGTTCGACTTCACCAAGCCGGCCGATGCGATCGGCCAGCCCCGGCTCTGTGAGGCCGCGCTGCTATTCGTCAACGATGCCCTGGAGATCGAGCGCACCATCGACCACCTCATCAAGCCGGAGGGCTGGCTGCTGCGCGACGACAGCGAGGCCGCCCGCGTGAATGGTCTCACCCAGCAGCGGCTTGAGGCCGAGGGAGTCCCGGTCCGCGAGATCGCACGCGACTATGGCGCCGCGATCGATGAGCGCCGGCTGATCGTCGCATTCAACGCGCCGTTCGACATCAAGATGATGCGCGCCGAGCTCCGCCACTCCGGCTATCCGGATCGCTACATGCAGACCCGCTATATGTGCGTGATGCAGGGCTGCCGGAAACTGGTCAACGCCAAGACCGCGGCCGGGCGCAGCAAGGTTCCGACGATGGATGAAGCCTGCATCCATTTCGGCTTTGAACAGGAGCCCAAGCCGCACCGCGCGATCCACGGCGCCACACGCGCGCTCAACATCCTGCGCGCGCTTCGCGACCAGAACATGATGCCGCCGGTCAAGGACCCTTACGACAAAAAGAGCAAGTGATGTACGCAGCCAGAACCGATGTGCCGGTCGAGCGTTCCAGGGGCGAGATCGAGGCCACGTTGAAGAAATATGGTGCTGACCGATTCGCTTATTTCGCAGAGGGCCAGCGTGCCATCGTGGTCTTCGAAGCGAAGAACCGGCGCATTCGCTTCGATCTACCATTGCCCAAGGACCAGGATGACCGCAAAGGCCAGATGGCGCGGCAGCGCTGGCGCGCACTCCTGCTCTGCATCAAGGCCAAGCTGGAAGCGGTCGACAGCAAGATCGAGACGTTCGAAGAAGCCTTCTTGGCCCATGTAGTGATGCCCGACGGGAAAACCGTCGGCGACCACACGAGCGCGACAATCGCCAAGGTCTATGCCGGTGAAACAACGCCGCTCCTGCCGCCGCCACGGTGACCACGTGGGCAAGAAGCGATACGAGTTTCCGGTCAAATTGACGGCCACCGAGGTTGCGATGATTCGCGGCATCGTGCGCCTGGACCGCCACGAGCGAAGAAAGGCCGGCTTCGCGCGCGGAACTAACGGACTGGCCAAGCGCCTCGCCGTCGCTTACGGCGTGTCAGAATGGTGCATCGAAAGCATCATCAAGGGGAAACGATGGAAAACCGTGGAAGCGAAGACGTCGCAATACTTAATGGGGTCCTGAGCGCAATCCCGCCGGCCGGCGCCAGCCTGAAAGACATCTCCGCCACAACCGGCCTCTCGACGCAGAAGGTATTGCGTGCGGTCAGCACCATGCTCGCCGATGACGTGATCACCCGCACCGGCACGCCGAACAAGGGCATCGGCGTCTATCACCGGAGAGCATGATGGTCGCCTATAGCTTCAAACAGCGGTTTGTGCAGCCGATCCGGGTTGGCCTGTCGTCGGTCAGCCTGTCATTCGATTGCGCACCAAAGCGGCAGACAATCCGCCTGCCGCGGCGGCGCCACGCTCGGCCGGGGGAAATCCTGCAGCTTTACTATGCCCAGAGGACAAAGCACTGTCAGAAGATCGGCGAGGCCCGCTGCATCGAGGTGGTCCCGATCCGGATCAATGTCTCGCCAACCCCTTACGGCCTCGATATCCGCGTCGGCAAGCACTGGCTGTCCGATCTTGAGCGAATCGATTTCGCCCAAGCCGACGGTTTCAACGACTGCGGCGATATGTACGATTTCTGGCGCCAGGAGCATGGAGTCGGTTACTTCAATGGCGACCTGATCAAATGGGAACCGATCTGATGGGCGAGAAAACTGCAATCGCATGGTGCGATCATACGTTCAACCCCTGGATCGGCTGCCAGAAGGTCTCCGCCGGCTGCGACCTTTGCTATGCGGAGACCCTGATGGACAAGCGATACCATCGCGTCGAATGGGGTCCTCACGGCGCCCGCGTGCGCACCAGTGCGTCAAACTGGCGCCAGCCCTACCGATGGGCCAAGGCTGCCAAAGCCTCTGGCCGGCGCCCGCGCGTCTTCTGTGCCAGCCTTGCCGACGTGTTCGACAACAAGGCCCCTGCCGGCGCGCGGGCCGACCTGTTCCATATGATCATGGATACGCCAGAGCTTGATTGGCTGCTCTTGACCAAGCGCCCGGAGAACATCGAAAAGATGATGCATCCGTTCTGGTTCCCGGGCAATATCTGGCTCGGCACCACGACCGAAGACCAGGACGCTTTCGACCGCCGGTGGGAGATCATGCTGGAGCTCCCCGCCATCGTGCGGTTTATCTCCTATGAACCAGCGCTCGGTCCGCTCACCACGCGCAAGTTTCCAAAATCTCATCTCCCGGATTGGCTGATCTGCGGCGGAGAGAGCGGGCCCGGCGCCCGCATGATGGAGCCGGCCTGGGCGCGGGAGCTCCGCGACGAATGCGCCGAGCGGGAGGTTCCGTTCTTCATGAAGCAGATGACCGGAAAGACTGCAATCCCGGACGATCTGATGATCAGGCAATTTCCGAAGTAGGTAGTTAGCGATGACGCCAGCGCAGAAAGCCCGCAAAGTCAAAGCGATTTATCGGCGCTGGCTGAAGGATGAAAAATTCTTTGACGAGATCGCCACCAATCCGGAACCGGAGTTCGGCGACATCCAAGAGGTGTTGCGAAATCTCGGGTCAGCAATTGCCTATGCGCAAGCCTACGTGACGCGACAGAGCGTCACTAATCAGCAGTTAAAGGAACTGTGATGGCCAACAACGTGACGCCAACAAAGGTTCGCCGCGCCATGGGGTTGGCGCGTCACAATAAGACTTGTGAGACATGCGGGGGCCGCTTCGACCAGACGCCGAACGGGCGCATGTGTGGGTCCGGCTGTCGCATCGAAAGGACGCCATCGGCCAAGGGGCCGTACTCCAAGGAAGACCGCGATTTGCATTGACATCACAATAAAAAAGGCCGGCCCCTGGGAAAGGGACCGGGCTTGATATTGGCACCGGTGGAAGGTGTCGAACCCTCGCGGCGAAGTTTTGGAGACCTGCCGGCTCCCGGAGCCCACCGATAATTTTGGTACTGGAGCTCGGAATCGAACCGAGTACTCCGGATTCACAGTCCGGCCGCCCGTTGCCATCGAGCATCTCCAGCATGATTGGTCGCTCACGCGCGTGTCGATCGCGCCTGACAGCCGTATGAAAGCCGTTTCCTCGCCGGAGGGAGAGCGTTGGCAGGCGGTGTAGGATTCGAACCCACATAGGCAGCCTCAAAAACTGCCGTCCTACCGTTAAACGAACCGCCCAAATTTGGGGCTGCGTAGGGGTTTCGATCCCCTTCCCGCGGTTTGAAGGACCGCTATCCTAGCCAGTAGACGAACGCAGCATGGAGCGACCTGGGAGAATCGAACTCCCTTGGCACGGCTTGGAAGGCCGGCGATCAACCAATGACCCAAGGTCGCATGAATGGCGGAAGGCTGAGGGCACGATCCTCACGGCATAGTCGCCGCCGATCGGTTAGCAATCGACGCCCGGCCCCGCCGGGTTAGCCTTCCATGGTGGCCACGGGGCGAGTCGAACGCCCATCTCCAGTTACGGTATCGAGCTTAGGAGGCCCGACCGGTACGTGGCCAAATTGGAGCCCCGAGGGTGATTCGAACACCCGCCAGATCGCGTTTAGAAGACGCGCGCTCTACCACTGAGCTACCGGGGCATTGGAGACCGGAGGGCGAGTCGAACGCCCCTTGCCGGGCTTTGCAGGCCCGCCCATCGCCGCTCTGGCATCCGGTCATAGGATTGGCTGCGGCCGTAGGACTCGAACCCACGTCGCCCGGGTCAGAGCCGGGCTTATCCCCTGGAGGACCGCAATGTTGGTCAGGATGGGAGGAGTCGAACCTCCACTGGCAGCATCCGAGGCCGCCCGACTTCCGCAATCTTTCATCCTGATGGCGATCCCGCGAGGATTCGAACCCCGACCTCCCAGATTCGTAGTCTGGCGCATTATCCATTGTGCTACGGGACCGTAAATGGCACTGCCGGCGGGTATCGATCCCGCTTCACCGGGTTGAGAACCCAGCATCCTAGCCAGTAGACGACGGCAGCATGGCTCCGGTCGCAGGTTTCGAACCTGCCGCATGGCGGTTAACAGCCGCCCGCCATCACCAAGATGGCCCGACCGGAATAGAAGATGGTGGAGAAACGGAGAATTGAACTCCGAACGTGAGCCGTGCAAAGGGTCACTGCGTCCCAACGCTTTCCCCGAATTGGTGCCCTGCGCCTGATTCGAACAGGCCTCCTGCGGTCTTCAGCCGCGTGCAATCACCAGATTTGCTAACAGGGCGAATAGATGGCGTTTTATTCGACCGCCTTCACGGTCACCTCTTCATTAATTTGCCGCGGTTGCGGGTCTTCGTTGAAGTAGGAGGGCACGCCAAACCCTTACCGTATTGCATCGCGCGAGGAGCCGTCCCAGAGGGCAGATGGCATCCCGTTTCGATTGGCGCCGCGGCGCATTCCCGTCGACCCTTCGCGGTTGTACTTCCCGCAGTATCGATCGCGCGAGCCGCCGCCGGCCATCCACCGCCGGGCGCGGACTGAATTGGAGCGGCCAGTCGGTTACGATCCGACGTCTCGACCTTGGCAAGGTCGAACTCTGCCATTGAGCTATGGCCGCATGGTGGGTGACGGACTGAGTTGAACATCCTGCCCAAAGGGACCGCGTTTACAGCGCGGCGATCGGACCGCCGATCCTTACTTGCGCCACCCGAAATTGGTTGCAGGCCAGGAACTCGAATCCTGCTGTTCCGGCTTATGAGACCGAACGGGTCACCCGACCTTTACCTGCAATTGGTGCGAGGCTTTGAACTCTCTCGCGTGCGCGGCGTACCTCCGGCCTGCACAGAATTGATCGGGGCCCTCCGGGAAGGCTTTGAATCGTGATACCAAACCCAAACGTATGACTACGAATCCGGCGCAGTCGTGAGGCATCAGCCCTTCTTGGCGGATGGCCGAGGAATCGAACCCCCACCGGTTGCCCGGGCCACGGTTTTCAAGACCGCTGGCGCACCATTGCACCTGGACCATCCATTTGGCGATCTCCCGGCGACTCGAACGCCGATCTCCCGGCTTCGGAGGCCGGCGCTCGATCCAGTTGAGCTAAGAGATCCTATTTTTTCTTCGCCTGATTCCAATACTTGGCCATCTTCACGGCCTCGATCAGGCTATCGTCGACCACCACGCCCGGCATCGGCCGCAGTGCCTTCGCATCCAGTGCTTGCTCCAGCGCCAGATAAAGATTGCCGAGATCGGGCGACGACGGATTGACGAACAGCACATCGAGCTCGATCGGATCGGCGATCGGCGTGATGATCCCAGCCTTCTGGCACGCCGCCAAGATCGCGCGCCGGTACTCCTGGATCACCCTCACGTGCATGCGCCGGTGCGGCGCGTCATGTACCCACAGCTGCAGGAGCGGCGGCTGCTCCATCGCCAAATACTTAGCGATGACTTTCATGGTAGGCCTCCTCGGTATCGAGCCGAGCCGTCTACACCCGTCCGGTGCCCCGGTTTATAAAACCGAGCCGCACACCTGTGCTAAGGCCCAAAATTGGTCGGAGCAGCAGGAATCGAACCCGCCTTGTCTCGGCCCCAAACCGAGCGATCAACCACTGACCCATACTCCGAAGTGTGGAGGCCGGCTGGCGCCGTTATCCGCCTATGCGGTACGCCTCCATGATTGGCGACCCTACGGGGTGCTGACCCCCGGACCTTCCCCGTGACAGGGGGGTGCTCCACCGTTGAGCTATAGGGCCATAGGTCAGGTGGGCGACGATCCCACATCCGCGATCTTCCGGCCGCTAAGGGCACTTCGATCTTCGGTCCCGCTTCTAGACCGTCTACGGTTTCAGACCCAAAAAAATGGTGTGCCTGGGGTGACTCGAACACCCACTGAGCGCGTCCTCAACGCGATCCCTCTACCGTTGGGGTACAGGCACGAAATTGGTGGATCGACGGGGAATCCAACCCCGGACGCGCGGGTTAAGAGGCCGCCGTTCTGGCACTGAACTATCGATCCGAATGGCGAACCCCGGTGGTTTCGAGCCACTTACGGAGGGGTTAAAAGTCCCTTGCAAGACCATCCTGCTTTACGTTCGGGGTCCGTGATCAGACGCCCGGTTTCAGGTTCTTGAAGTTGCAGCGAATCAGCCGGCCGGAGCCGCGGATGTGGTGCACCCAATTGCGGCGCAGCCGCACCGGCTCGATGCCGATGTCGCAGAATACGCACCCGCAGCTGATCGGGATCGCGTCCTGCGCACGCCAGCGCTCGCGCCGAGCCTCCTCCATCAACACCTCGACAGCGACCGGCATTGGCTTTCTCCGAATGGTAGTCCCTGAGTGAATCGAACACCCTCATAGACGCTCATCAGGCGCCTGCCTTCCCACTTGGCGAAGGGACCGTGAATGGTAACCCACCTACGAATCGAACGCAGTCTTGCCGGGGTGTAGGCCCGGTGCCGTCCCATCTGGCTCGTGGGTCATGGTGCCCGGTGCAGGAGTCGAACCCGCACGGCCCTCGCGGGCCAGGACTGTTTTGAGCAGCCGGCGTCTACCGTTCCGCCAACCGGGCAATTGGTGTCGTCGGGGAGACTCGAACTCCCAAAGCTACCGGGTCTGAGCCGGCATCGTATGCCAAATTCCGAATGAAGCCACGACGACATTTTAGGTCTCGCCGATGCCGCGGGGCCTCTCGGGCCGGGACTATCGTTCGCCGCTGTGCCGCGCCGATCAAGCGCGGGACGCCATCTATCGATGGACTGGACTGCGAGATTGATGGTGCTGCTTCGGAGGATCGAACTCCGGTGCCCGCCTTACCAAAGCGGTGGACTGCCACTGGCCTAAAGCAGCGAATTTACGCCCGGCGCCGGGCGGGTGAACTCTGGGCCGCGAACCCGCTTCACCATGGCTGAATTGATTGATCGGGTACTTCTTCACCCGAGGCGCATGGGCCGCTGCCCTGCCATTTCCACCGATCTTCGGGTCTGGCCTGGAGCCGACAGCAGGACTCGAACCCGCGACCTTCGCCATACAAAGGGGCTGCTCTGCCACTGAGCTATGCCGGCAATTGTGCTTGGTGCTGCCTCGGTGTCTCGAACACCGCGCCTCCGACTTACGAAATCGGCGCTCTGCCTGCATGAGCTAAGGCAGCACGAAGAACAATCATTCGGTCCGCTGGAAACCAGTATGCCCCGAGGAGCTCCTACCAGTCGGACCTAGCCGCCGGGCCGCGCGTGCGCGACAACGGTCAGCATCGTTCTTGTGGCAGAAAGTGCAAATCTGGGATTTGCGGGATTTTCTCTCTGCCATCTCGGCAGAGGGTGCGAACCCGCTGCCGCCTTAGTCTCTGCGCCCGATCTTGGCGCTATTCGATTCTGGTGCCATCTCGACGGCGCACAGCCACACGCCCCGCGTAAATAGCGGTTGTGTGGGCTGTATATCGTGTGCCGGATAAAGCATTTGTCTCTCGGATGATCGTCTGGATTCTGGAAATACGCTAAGGTTCCTGAAAAGTCAACCTCGGCTAGATGAAAATATTGATCAGGCCGGCGCCGCCATACAGCACGGTGAGCGCCGCGGTGCCGCCCCAGATGTAATCGCCATGATGCTTGATCGACAGAATCCGCAGCGTCAGCAATGTCCCAAGGCCCATCAGCACCGATCCGCCGACCATCCCGGGGAGCACCAGGGCAGGAGGAACGCCAGCACCACCTCCGATGCCGACCGCGCGGAAGATCGCGACTGTGAATCCAACGGTGAGCGCACCGATCTTGTCGATCGTGATGGCAATCGCGAGACAGAGCGCATGCCGCCGCACATCGTCAACGATGATTGCCGGGTCGCTGACGATCTTCGCGGTCCGCGCCTGCATGAACAGGAACAGAAGCAGGTAGATCACCAGCGCGGCGCGGTTCAGCGTCACAAGATTATTCGCAAGTTCAAGGATATGATTTGTTGTTGTCATCTCACTTCCCGTTGTTGCGGCCAGGATAAAGAACCTCATTCCGCCGGTTGT